GTCAGAACAAAGGAGTATATCATCAAGCGGAAACTCATGCTGCATGTGCATGGCATCCGCATTAAAGAGGTTTGATTTATATGGCACGAGACAGTTTTATATTCTATCGCAGTTTCCTTGAGGCTATCAAGTGTATGCCCTCCGAGGTACAGGCCGAGATATACCCGGCTATCGTGGAGTATGCCCTTAACGGAAAGGAGCCTAAAGGACTATCCGACATTGCCAAGGGTGTCTTCATCCTTATCAAGCCAGTGATGGATGCCAACAACGCACGCTCTGAGGGCGGCAAGAAGGGCAAGAAGTTCGGCAAACTTGGCGGTCGCCCTGCTAAGGATAGAGCTGTCTCGTCTGCCATTTCAGACAAGCCCAACGTCACGCCCGGCTACACGCTCACGCTGGAACAGGAGATTGAAGAAATGCGTGCCGATCGTTCTTGGAACGAACCGGTATGTATGCAGTTCCACATACGCGAGGACGAGCTTGGCAAACGCCTCGACTCCTTCCTCAACCACTGCCGTTGCGAGTATGAGGGTAAACCTCACGACAATATCAATGATGCCAAACGTCACTTCTGTTCGTGGATGCGCAAGGCGTACACTTCACATGCCGAGCCGGAAGACGCACAAGAGCTGCCACCTCCGTCATACGAGTTCAATGGCGGCTTCGGTGGGCAAGATGTCTAACCTTTAATGTCTGAAACTATGGCTCAATATCCACAATGCCTAATCGCAGAACTTGCCAAGTATGGCCGTCAGCCTACCGGCAACAAAGACTGGGACGCTGCCGTCCTTTCCGTTCTTCGCAAGAACGAACGCGAGAAGGATGCACCGTGGCTCACCCTGCACCAATGCGCACTCAACCTACGGCGAGAGAGCGAAAAGGCGAGAGCACAGGCGTACAACCTTGCCGACCCTAACGTATATAGTGCACACTCCAGCTTCCTTGTCTATATCGCCAACTCTGTTGTGCTGGCTCCTCAACGCCGCAAGTTCATCGTTGACGATGACAACAAGCAGGTGCTGCGCTTCCTCTTGCTCTACTTCAATAACTGCCCTCTGGCTGAAGAAGTGTTCCCCGAACGTGGCTACAAGCTACACAAGAACCTCCTTATACAGGGCGGTGTAGGTGTTGGCAAAACGCTCCTCATGCAGATATTCAGCGAGTATTTGCGGCTCACTAAGAACCCTCGCTTCTTTCACAACGTGTCGGTCACACAGATGGTCAACTACTACACCATCCACAACAACCTCGACCGCTTCACTTACTTTGAGGAGGAAAGCAAGGGCTTCCAGTGCAAACCCGAAAATGTGTGCCTCAACGACATCGGCATACAGGACCGCACGTTCTTCGGCATGGACACCGGGTTGCTCACTGATGAGTTCCTTCACGCTCGCAACGAGATTTGGACGCAGTTCGGTAAGTTCGCCCACCTGACTACGAACCTTGACAACAAGGAGCTTGAAAAGCGGTTCAAGCGCAATGACGGCTACGGCCGACTTGTGGATCGCTTCAAAACATACAACGTAATTCCATTACCCGGAAAAAGTAGAAGATAATTTATGGAAACAATAGAGATTAAATCAATGACGAGCATTGAAGATGCTGTCAAATTAGTATTACACACCGCCAAACTATCAGGAAGTCGTGTAGTCGCAGAGTTTAACGGTTTCATTCTCGACTCAAAGAATAGCTATGACAAGAACCTTGATTTATACTGGGCTTACATGGGGCGAGCTGACCGTAACGTAAACTGGGAACAACGCCGCTACGACATAGCAAAGACCATGCTCCCTGCCATCTACACCGACGATGGCAATGCGGCAAGAGCTGACCACTCGCCAATCAACGGCTTTGAATATAAGACTCTCGAAGGCTGCTGCCGTGAAGCTATACGCTTCGCAGATACACTTATCAAAGAACTAAAAAAGAAAGAGACAGACAATGAGAACAATTGATTTTCGCGGCAAAGCCGTTGGTAGTGGCCGTTGGGTACATGGTGACTTGGTTTGGATGGGTAGACAACCAGCTATTTTTGAATATGCAGACTTTGAGAATGGCTGCGTTACAATACAAGAAAAGACACTCGGCATGGATACTGGGCTAAGAGACAAGAACAACCATGAGATTTATGGCGGTGACATTCTCGCACACAATGGCAGAGTTATCGGTCATGTTGTTGATGGTGTTCGCGGTTACTGTTTTGATGTAGTGTATGCCGATCCAGTAAGCACAAGCACATGGTCGTTATACGGAGTCGTTGTCAACGATTATGAAGGCGATGTTGAGGTTGTTGGAAACATCTACGACAATCCCGAAATGGTGAAGAAAGGAGGTACAGTATGAAATGGATTAAACTTTCAGACGAATTGCCACCGTTCAACAAAGAGATAGTACTTCTTAGCGAACGTGGTTTCACTCGTTTAACATTCCGCAAGACAAAAGAAGCTACAGATAAATTCCAAGCCTTGTTACGCAATGCTTGTAAGCGAATTGCCAACATTGACAATCCGTCACCTATGTATAACGAAATGGGATTGCCTGTACCAAACAAAGCTGAATACAAGTGGAAATACTGGTGTTTGCTTCCAGATAAACCATTCCAAAACAAAGGAGGCGACAAATGATTAAAGCAGAAGACCTAAGAACAGGCGACTTTGTAAGGGTGAGTCGCGATTGCGCGTTTCCGAAAGGCACAATGTGCGTTGTTTCTGATATAAATCCCCTAAAAGTTTTTAATGATAAAAAAGGAGTTGTCAGTCTAAGTGCTATCAACGATGACGACGACGGTCCTTGGGGCGTTTGGTGTTGCAATGTCGAAGGCATACCCGTTACACCCGAAATACTCAACAAAAATGATTTTAAGGAAGAAGCCGTTGGTGAATACTATACAAAGCCTCTTGATAACGAGGAGTATTCTCTTGCGAGATATTTGGCGGTAGAGCGGAAAAGTGGTAATTGGGTCGTTTTCATTAAGTATTGTAGTTTGTACGATTATGCTCTGTTACGAAAAATTAAATACATCCACGAACTTCAACATATCCTTTGGGCGTTGGGGTTGAACGCAGAACTAAAAGTATAAATATGAAACTTCGGCAAGCGAGAAAAATCATCAAGAGATCAGGGCGTAGAACGGCTAACTATTGGAATAGATATGACGTGCGTCCTTCTAACGTGCTTCTACTAACACTCATTGACGAACGCATACGCCGTGCCGAGCGTATCGTACGCAAATTTAGTCGTGCGATACCTCCAGAGCCGCTCGGACGATAGATTTAAATACTCAAACTTATTAATAATATTTTTATGAAAAAGATAATGTTCAACGACGAGTGCGGCTTAACACAAGCCGTACTTGACGGTCGAAAGACGCAGACAAGAAGAATAGTCTATACGCAAAACGGGTTTGTTGTGTTTGATGGTGAAGATTTTCAACTCAAAAAGCTCGACAATGGGCAGGCTCTGCTTACGCTTTGCAACAACAGGTTTAAAACCGCCCACTATAAAATAGGCGAAACCATAGCCATCGCCCAGAAATACGAAGATTTGATAAAGAACGATGAATTTTACCGTCTTTGTGGCAAAAACGGAATGCCTTTGGAGTGCATCAAATACGAGAGAGGGTGCAACAACAAGATGTTTGTCCGTGCAGACCTTATGCCCCATCATATTCGCATTACCAACATCCGCGTAGAACGTCTGCAAGACATCAGCGAAGAAGATTGCCTAAAAGAAGGCATTTGGCGTGACGACAACGTAGGGCTTGAAGGCACGACGTATTGGTATCACGGTCTTGCCAACTCCTCGTTCAGAACAGCGAAAGAAGCCTACGCTGCCCTGATAGACAAAATCAGCGGCAAGGGCACATGGGAGAGCAACCCTTGGGTTTTCGTTTACAATTTTTATCTTGTAAAATAAGATACAACTCTAAAATATGGTTATAAATTAGTGGTCATAAGCAATGAATAAAGTTTATAAGCTGACAATGCGCTGCATCGAAATTACAGACCATCGTTCAAAAAATGTCGATGTCAAAAACCTTAGAGTGTCACTATATATGTGTAAGCATATTAAAGTTCCAAAAGGTCTGACACTCAAAGATCTTCGGGGTAGAAAAGAATATATTGGCAGAAAATTTGTATTAAAGGTCGATTATTCCGACAAAAAGGAGGAGAAAGGATGCGCTCACGACAAGCCCGGAAAATAGTCCGCATGGTAAAGTACACCCCAATCGACCGCATGAGCAGCGCATGGTTCGACCGTGCTCTCCAGTGGTGTGCAACATACCGCCAACCGCAAATTAAAAAGGCTCTCCGCTACTATTGGAATGGCGTAGCGGACGGCAAGATTAAGCCATTCTATTATAAAGAAAAACTTTCAAGAAACAAATTCGTATGAAAAGAAGAATTGCACGAAAAATCGACAACTACAAGGTAATGCCTCAACGCCTTACCAACAAGGCCATGTACCTCTACCTTCGCATCCGCGAACACTGGAGCCTGTCAATAAGAGGCAAGAACTACAGCACCTGCTACGTCATGGACAAGTGGGGACGTGTCCTCATCTACTCACGCTCCTATCCCGGAGGGCGCGTCGAACACGGACACGGCTACGATGCGTGGCACGATGAATTCGGCAGGCTGTACCCAATCCGTAACCCTAAACGCAAAAGAAAGGCAAGAAGATGATCAACAAAAACACTTTCATCAAATGTGGAGTGTGTTTGAAACGTCATGGTAAACATAAAACAATAAAACAATGAAAACTTACATCGGAACAAAACAGGTTAAGGCCGAACCTATGAACGAATTGGCCGCAGTAGAGAAAGGTTACGCTCGCAAGAACGAGGACAACCACGAATGGCGTGAAGGTTATCACGTACAGTACAACAACCCAGACGGCAGCACCTACGACTCTTGGTCGCCTAAGCAGGTGTTCGAGAATTCCTACAACGTGTTTGATGAGGGACAAGTCGCAATGGTGTGTTTCCCTTTAACTCATGGAAGTATCAACAAGGCTATATCTCTGCTAACTCTTGGTGGAGCTGACGACAAGATGTTGGAGGAGGTTGCAGCCAAAATAGAGAACTTGAAAAAGAAAGGGTTCGCCATCATTTCTCCTGAGTTCTACAAGCAGGGCGATGAGGGAAGACAATTTGAAATGATGTTGCCTTTACTTGGGTTAGGCATTAGCGTGTAATTCATGCGCCATCCCAAACGCAGGGCTAACATGCTCTACAAGCTACGTAGGAGAGGTATTCACTGCAACACCAAGGAACGGTGCATATACCTCCCCTACAATGAGGATCCAAAGCACTACCCACAAATACCAAGGTTGTGCCGGGAGTTTCACTTCTACGTTCAATTCATCATCACATGATGGATTGAACGTCCCTCTAAACTTAAAACCATCTTTCATCAACAACCCTATATCTTTGCATTATGATTAAACTCTTGGAACGAACACGCCGCCCCGACATAACATTTTCCCGTAATGGCCGCATTTCCATTACGGCAAGAGTCGTGTGGTTACTCTCGCTCCAGCCGGGCGACAGTATCAACGTAGCCTTCCACCTTGGCGAGTGCTACCTGCTTGCTGTCCGGCACCAAAATGCGATAGGACGGCATGTCGCACAGTGTCACCCGACAAAGAAAGGTTCCAAGAACTACTGTGCATCTTCCGTCCTCCTCGCACGACTCATGCTCGACAACTGCGGCATAAAAGAGCAGCGTGCCTCATTCATGATAGGCCAAGCAGAGAAACGCGACGGCGAAACAGTTTTACCAATAATATTTAAGCATCCGTTATGAACCAAGAAATAAAATATAGTGGCTTCTCCGCTGTGCCGTCCGACTATGAATGTTCCGACGGTTCTCTTGCTGTGTCCATCAACCTGCTGCCAGAAGACGGTGCCTTGAAGCCAATCCTCGCGCCATCAGATGTTATGCAGCTTCAAGATGGTGAGGTCGTCAAGTTTATACACAAGACTTCCTCGTTCACGCATTACATCATATACAATACAGGAAAAAATGAGTTATCTTGGCGAAACAAAGACGGAAATACAACGACTCGTATATGTTCATTCTATGGCCTTACTCATTGCAATGCCGTAGGTAATACATTACTCGCTTTCAGTAACGAGCAGATATTGTACTTGCTATGGGAGAGCGACAAATACACAAGTCTTGGAAATCACCTACCAGACATACAGGTTTCATTCGGCCTTATTGGTCATCCTCGTTTGTTTAGTCTTTCTGACAGCAGTAAATCTACTTTCACTATTTCTTTTGACAAGATCTCCAAGGGAAATTTACGCAACGAATTCTCCGATAACAACAAGACAAGAATAACTGAGCAAGTGATGGCCAAGCTCAACAAGTTCATTCGCGAACAGACTATTGATAATGGACGCTTCTGTTTCCCTTTCTTTGTTCGTTATGCGCTGCGCTTGTTCGATGGCTCTTTGGTTTGTCATTCTGCGCCTGTTCTCATGAACCCAGCTACAACGCCTGCACCTATCGTTCTGTGGACAAATGCTTATGGCGATGGTGGATTTACTAATGCCAATTGTGATATAATGATGATGGCTTGTTCCTTGGATTACAAAGTATTGCGAGTTGATGATTATTATGATTTGGACAAATGGAAAGATATTATAACCTCCATTGATGTCTTTATTTCTAAACCGATTTACACCTATGACCAAGACGGAAAGATTTCCTACTTGGCTGATACCGATAATTTGAGTAGCAAGTTTATCGGGAGATTATACCATGACGGCTATACACTTGGCAGTACTGCAACTTTTGCTTCTTCTGTGTCTGAAGATAAAGTTCTTGCCCCAATTAGCGGTGACAACACATTCTTAGACCATTACCTCGAATGGGACTACAAAGAAATATACAAACTATATTTTTCACCAGACAGGAGTAATCCTGCGGAGTCTTTTCATCTGCCAGAGTTTACGGACAACAAGAACTATGAAAATTTGAAGGATTGTTCTTCTTTCTACAAGTTGCACTCTATTACATTGGATGATGCTAAGGCTACGGCACGCACAGAAATTCCTATTGAAAATGAATACCTCCAGTCTTTAGTTACTCGTGAGGCAATGACAGATGATTATCTGACACACGACCGTCTTGTGGCATCTTTCTCGCAAGTATATAATTCAAGGCTCAATCTTTCGGGCATAAAACGTGAGCCTTATGCCGGGTTCACACCTTACGGAATGTTCGCCTATTGTGACAAAACATTGGATACGTATAAGCAAGACGGCAAAACACTTTCTTACGGTCTTTCTTGGTTTGACGATACTCTGAATATAAGTGTCTATATAAAAGAAGGTGGCAAAACATATATGGTACGGACAGAAGGAAATTATGCGTGTTGGATGTCAAAAGTACGAGAGCATAAAGACCCCAACACGAATGAAGTTCTTTACACAGAAAAGACAAAAACGTCATGTGCTTGTTATTTGTTCTACCCGAACCCCAATGCTGTGAAAATGGTGATAAACAGCAGATTTGGATACGATACATCTACAGCTGGCTTTGGCGGTGGTTCCATGATTATAGACCTGCGTCCACATGATTTTCTGAATGGGGCGTATGCCATGATTGACTATGAGAGTATTCGCTGGAATAATTACAATGTCAACAATGTACCGACAATAACGGATTACGAGGGCAAAATAGACATACCCAACAAAATCTACACCTCCGAAGTCAACAACCCCTTCTACTTCCCGGTACTTGGTATCAACACCGTTGGCACGGGAGAGATTAAGGGCATCTGTTCTGCAGCAAAGGCTCTTTCTGAAGGACAGTTCGGTCAGTTTCCTCTCTATGCCTTCACCTCTGAGGGTGTATGGGCGTTAGAGGTTTCGTCTACTGGCACCTATTCTGCCAAGCAGCCCATCACGCGCGACGTGTGCATCAATCCCGACGGCATCACACAGCTCGACTCCGCTGTTCTCTTCCCAACCGACCGCGGCATAATGCTGATCAGCGGCTCGCAGACACAGTGCATATCCGAAGCCATCAACTCCGAATATCCGTTCGATGCGCTCCGGCTTCCCGGGTTCGACAAGCTGCACACTATGCTCGGACATGAACCTGCAACAGACAAGTGCTTGCCTACGCTATCGTTCACCAAGTTTTTGAAGCAGTGCCGGATGCTATACGACTATGTTCATCAGCGCGTCATTGTCTATGCGCCCGGTATCACATACGCCTATGTGTTCTCGCTGAAGACAAATCAATGGGGAATGATGTTCTCTAACATCGTCTCACACCTCAATTCATATCCGGATGCACTGGCCATGGACACAAAAAATGCTGTACTCAACTTCTCTGTCCCAATAACGGATACCGTCAAATGCCTGTACGTCACACGCCCTCTCAAGCTTGAAGCGGCAAACGTATTGAAGACTGTCGCCAGTGTCATACAGCGTGGACTGTTCCGCAAAGGGAACGTATCCACGGCCCTCTACGGTTCGCGCGACTTGCAGAACTGGCACCTTGTATGGTCAAGTAAAGACCATTACCTACAGGGCTTCCGTGGCTCTCCTTACAAGTATTTCCGAATTGCCGGTGTAGCCACACTCTCACCAGATGAAAACATCTACGGCGCGTCAGTCGAGTTCACACCTCGACAAACCAACAAGCCGAGATAAAGAAGATATTATTAGGTTTAGTTATTTATTAAGGTTAGATTGTTTTAGGTAACTATGACAAGAGCCGGGATGCGTGATGCACCTCGGCTCTTGTCTTTATTATCCTAACCAATGTTGCCTGATACGCTTCCTCTCCATTCTTGAATGGATGGAGGTGCGTATTTCTTGCTCTGCCTCAGCAGCCTTGGCAAGCCACGTCTCCGACTTCGACGGATTAGTTATGCTTAGCCAGTCGGCCACGCCTCGGCACACAAGGTATTCATGTATCAGCCTTTCCACATAGGTCAGCGTGGTTTGCGAAATAGTGTTGGGCACACTCATGTTTATATGATATTGCTCCCTCTCCTTTAGCTTGTCGTCAAGACAGAGTTTGACGATTTCCTTCTTTGACCAAGGGTAAAGTATTTCCCGGCACATGGAGATACCCAAATCCAGCACTCTTGTCACCCGGTCCACATTGCCCTCCTCGCCAACGTCAGCCACCATGTGCTTGGCGTGCTCGGTTTCCGGGGCCATTACATGGCTCTCCACATAGGCATTGTTCTTGATGTCATAGAGCAGCTGTTCTCGCTCGAAGGTAAGCTTTACCTTTAGCTTCGCTCCCTCATTCTCTATGCAGCAGCTCATAAGCGTTCCTCCTTAGTCTGTTGGACGCTTCGGGCGGCTACGCTTGCTCACTGCCTGTTGGATGCTCAGCAAACTTCTCTGTGCAAGGGCGATGTACTGTTCAGCGTCTGCCTTGTTTGTCACCATGTACCACTCGGCGATGGCAGAGTTCTTCAGGTAGTCGTGGATAGCCTCGCCTACACCGGTGGTTGCAGCCTCGTTGAAGTTGCTCGGCATTGTGAGGTTAAGCGTCAGGTCTGTGCTGCCGTCATAGTGGCTGTTGTCTGTGGTTGTGCCGTCCTCGTTGAGGTAGTCCGACAGTTCTGTCTTCACCTCGGCAAAGCCTTTCTTGATAGAGCGAAGTATCTTCTCGCGGTTTTCTTCGTCCTCAGAGGCAAACATGCTCGCCACCTCCTTGTGGTTGTCCTTGTTCTGGATAGTACGGCCACGCAAGAAGGTCTCGTTCATGATGTCGAAGAGAAGCCACGAAATTTTGATGGTTGCCGTCACGCTCTTCTTGGCACCTAATGTCTTTTCTTGTCCTTCCATGTCAATAAAATATTATTTGTTAGTCACTCGGACGGGTCGGTCTCTTGCGGCTGTATAGCAAACGCTCCGCACCGTCCATCATTTCTCCGGCTTGATTGAAGTAGTCAGCGGCTTCGCCCTTGTTGGCCAGCTTGAACCACTGGGCGATGATTGAGGCAATGAAGAAGTTGCGAAGGGCCGACTGTACATTGTCCTTCATCCCTTTGTCAAACGACTTGCTCACCTCCAGCACAGCTTCGTAGCCTGTCCTCGTCGCAAGTGACGGAACAACGATGCTCTGTGCCTCCACATCTTTAGGTTGTTGTATGGGTGGAATAGGAGTTATCGTTACAAGTATCTGCTTCGTAGCTCCACTCACGATCATCTCTTTCAGCCTCTCATTGGTGGCAAGCATCGACTCCTCCCAAAACCTGCCGAGGTCTGAAAGGTCGCTGTCCGTGGCGAGGATGCGGTCTCGCGCTCCATCGTCGCCGTCTATCAGCTTCGCGCCTGTGTAGTCGGTAGCCTTTGCCACCTCTTCATACACGTCGTCCTTGAATATCTGTACGGTGATTGTCTCCATGTCAGAATGAGATTAGTGAATACGTTAGTCCGATGCCTATATATGGCTGCATACCTTGTTTGCCGAAGCCGTAACCTGCCGTCACACCGATATGCCATTTCTTAGGAGGCTGCTTAATCTTGCGCGTTACATACTCATGCTTGGGATATACATAGATGCTGTCAAGCTGCACGTCATATCCGCTCACCCATGCCGTATAGTCACTGCTTTTATACATCTTTTGGATGATGGGGATAGTAACCTCCGCACTGTCACGCACATCTGCCGCATCGTTTTGTGTACAGCTTTCTGCCGGTTGTGTGTCCGCACGGATAGATGGCTGCGCCTTGTCACTCTTGGGAAGGGTCACGGTCTTGTACGTCAACACCAAACTGTCCTTGGGTACTGGCTTATAGTAAGGTATGGTGTCAATCACAGTGTCACGCACCACTTCTGCAGGTTCATGATCTTTGCCGTAGCCTCCGCAATGCACGATGCCAACCAGACAGACGATGCCAACAACCACACCTAACATTGCCCACAAAAAGCCTAAAATCTTCTTATCCATAATAGTCTTTGATAAATTCAACAATAGCGTTCACATGCACGGCTGTCACCTTCTCCTTGCCTTCCTCACTCAACAGCAGGTCAACGTCTTCTTTGTTGTCTTGGAAAAGGTTCTCCGTCAACACTGCAGGGCAGTTCGTGTCTCTACAGATAGCAAGGTTCTGGGCGATGTACTTGGCATAGGGCACACAACGGTTGCCTTTCAGTCCTTGAAGTATTGCTTCGTTCCAAAGATACTGCGCCAAAGCCTTGCTCTTTGCGGATGCGTTCATGCCTACATGGGCAGAAAAGCCTCGCGCCTCATGCCATTTGCCGTCGCCTCCTGCTGCATTGTTGTGGATCGAGACAAGCAGTACGTTCTTGGTGCCTACTTTCTTGCAGATGTCGTTCACACGCTTGCAGCGTACAGACAGTGCAACGTCCTGCTCCTCTTCCACAACACGCTCTGCATTGTAGCCCATGCCGCGAAGCTCGGTCATAACTCGGGTTGCAATCTCTCTTGCATAGGCATATTCACGCAAACGACCATCAGGCGATTGCTTGCCTTTAGTGTTCACTCCATGCCCATTGTCGATTAGAATTTTAATCATAATATATAATTTGCTTAGAAAGTTGTAGAAATCTGTATATAATTTTACGCAAAAGTTGTATTTATGCGTTCAACCTTTGGTAAAAGTCTGTCTTGATATTATCATACGCAAGTTTAATGTTAGTATAAGCACGAGCATTGTTTGCGCCATCTTCATTATAAATCTCACCTTCAACAATCTTCGCCACGTCCTCCACCCATGCCGAACTGCAAAACTCTGAAATGGATTTACCTCGATATGTGAAAGAGTCGAAGCGCGAGTTGCGGTCGTTGTGTATAACGAGCAACGACTTGCGTATCTTCGCTGCTGTCGCTTCGTGGTCTATGATGTGGTTCTCTTCTCTTACACGCTTGATAAGCCTGCACACCTGCTCAATGCTGAGGTCGAAAGCAAAACCTGTAAGGTTGCGGATGCGTAACAATGTCTCCGGGCGAAGCCCCTCTGATATGTCTTGCAGCATGTCGTTCTGCTTACGTGTCTCTTCGGCAAGGTTGTGCATACTGTCCTTCTGGTCTTGCATCATCTGTTCGATGATGCTCTTGAACCAACGGAAGAGGGCCACCATCATAGCTGCGGAAAGGAGAAGGAAAAAGGCTGCAGTTATTGCCATCATGCCATAGTCGCTAATACCTTTAGCCACCTGCGTAATTTGACTTACATCGTTCATTTCCCTGTCAGTGTTACTCTTATCAAGCGTCCTACAACTACTCCGGCCATCGTACAACCGAAGTCAACCCAATCCCATTTGCCGCCATACAACTTGTCTTTAAGTTCCAAGGCTCCAGCTACACCAGCTCCGGCATACAGCGCACAGTAGGTATCATCAGCTCCCAAGCCGATGAGAACGCCGCCTACGATATGTCTGCCGCGGTTGCTGGATTTTAACCATGTAATAATCTTTTTCATTGCCATTATGATTTTATGTTCTTGGCAAATTTAGCGACTTAACCGGTGAGCGTCGTTTTAACTATTGTAGCACAAAAAAAGAGGAGCAAGATTTCTCCTGTTCCTCTTATTGATAATGTTGTGATTACATGTCAAACACGTCCCAATCTACATTGTCCTTCTCCTTCCATCCGTTCCTGATGGTTTCAAGAATGAAACATGCAGCGGCCTCGCTGAACTTCTTGAACTCGTCTCGCGTCTGGAAGGTATGATAGATTGGTGTAGCGTCGGCTTTCTCGTTGAGCTTCAACGTAAGTGGGAATGTAACACTTTCGTTGTTCTCAATAGAGGCAAAGTTACGCTGCTTCTCGTCTGTGAGCCAAACCTTGATGCCCTCATACTCAAACTGATTAACAATCTTGTCTTTGGTCTCTGCGTCTATCGTAGCCCAAACAAGTTTCTTTATCTCGTCAAGCGTGGGCTTGTGCGTGAACGTATGGCGGTATTCGTATGTACCGCTCTCTGTTTCATACAGACCGAAATAGAGCAGCCATTTATTCTTGCCTACTCGTTGCAGTCCGTCCTGACGTTTGGTTGTGCCGTATATCTTTTCCATTGTCGCTATGATTTTGTTGAGGCAAAGATATAGTATGCAGCCCAATTCACGCTTTTATCTTTAGTGAGTCGCTTTAGGTGAAGTTATACTTTCGCTTGCTGCCGTCAAACTGTTCGCACTTGATGACGGTCTCAAACGGAAAGCCATCCTCGATGTCGCTTATCTGGTCAAGGATGCCTTTCATCTCGTCCGAAGCGGTGAAGAACTTGCCCCATTCCTGTGTCGCAGGGTTCTTGAACGACACTAAGTAGCGGTCTTCGCCAAACTTCGTGTCCAGTGTCTCGTAGTCGTGAATTTCTACCGGGATTTTCACGATGTCACCCAAGCGTGTCACCTTACCGGGAAAACGTTTCTTTCCGTCTGCTGGCTTATAGGTCACGCCCATTTCTGAAAATTTCTTCATGTTTTTACCTGTTAATATATAATATAAATGCTGGCAGTCCGCATGACATGCCATTCCTTTGAACGAGCCTATAATTTGTTGCCTTCGCTTTCTCGACTTTATCTTGGCGAGTTTCCTCGCAGCGTTCACCTTTGTGCGCTTGCGTATTCGTGAGTGGTCACCATAATCAATATAACCCAGTGCATCCATTCCTGCACTCACTGGAGCAACCTTCTCGCTCGGCTTGATTATCAGATTGTAGGGTTTACTTAGCCTATGCAGTGTGTCCCTGTGTTTCCACAACTCTTTTTTGTTGTCTCCATATATGTATATGTCGTCACAAAAGCGGTTGTAGTTATCCTTTCCACACTCCTCTATCATGGCATGGTCAATGTCATTGTGGTACAGGTTGCCGAAGAACTGCGAGGAGCGTAGTCCCTTGCTGATGCCTACGTTGCCATCCGGGTGCAATACTTTAACGAAGTCTATTAGTATGGGGAGTAATATCGGGTCGGCTATATACTGCTTGATGATGTCAATCATCTTGTCGTGCAATATGTGGTCATAATAACCTTTATAGTCGCTTTGATAATAATATATAAGGTCGGGGTTCTCGGCTCTCACTTCCTGCATCTTGTGGAATAGTCCGTGTGGGCCGCGTCCTTCTATCGAAGCTGCCGTGTTTTCAATTAGCAATGGCGAAAGGTGTTTTTCCACAATCTCCATGATGGCATTGCAGCCTATACGTTTCACAACAGGAGGTGCTTGAACCATTCTTTTCTTCGGACCATCGTCCACTTCAAACGAGGATAAACGAACAACGCGGAAAGTTCCATTACCTATTTGTTCTTTCAACTCGGCAATAATTTCTTTCTTGCGTCTCATATAGCGCACCATGCGTGGAGTACATTCCACACCATCTATAACAACCGTCTCCCTCCATTTTATTCCGCTTCGCGTGTCTGCGTTATGAAGGTTCGACATGACACGCTTGAACGAGCGTTCCATGTTTTCGTCCGAAATAATTTCTGGGATGAGGTTATATAAAGGAAAACAGATAGAAGTCGGTGCTTCTACCTGTCCTAACAAGTCTTCCAATGTGTTGACAGCCTTCCTGTCCTGTGGGGAGATACTTGCGCACTCCCCACATGTGGTTAATGTCGTGTTCCGGCTTTCCATAATTCGTTTATCATGCTGTTGCCGAGGCTCTAATCCCTCGGAGTTTGTTTGCGGCAATCCTCGTGCCACGTCAGAGTCCCCCGATTAAGTACCACTTAGAATTTCAGCCGACCGCCGTAGTTCGTGTTCGAGTTCGAAGAAGCGTTGTTCGCGTTCGCATAAGCGAGACCGCTGTTCGCATTCGAGTTGTTGCCAGACCGCAGAACACAGCGGCGCGTGGGATTTTCTGCCTTTTGTTTCTTGTTATACTATCGGACGCACAATGTCCACTTTTAGTCCCAAAGCGTCAATGATGCGGAAAAACATTCCCACACCAGGCTCTATCACACCTTTCTCTATGCGTGATATGTAGGTCTTGTCCGTACCGACTTTCTTTGCGAGGTCAGATTGGGTCATGTGCTCCTGCTTACGGGCATCATAGATAATCTGTCCCACGCAATAGTTGGTGGCTTCTTTTCTGAAAGCCTCTCTTTCCGCAGTTCCTACTGCTCCATACTTGGCGTCAAGAATGGCATCAAAACTGCTAATGTCATTTCTTTCCTGCATAATATTCCTTTTTAAGTTCAAGTGCTCTGTCTATCTCTTTGGAGGGTGTCTTCTGGGTTTTCTTCTGAAAGCCGTTGAAGAGCATCACGATGTTGCCCTCGTCGAAAATGAAGAACGCTCGATATATATTACCATTGTAGGAGGCTCTTATTTCATAGAGACCATCCTTTATGTACTTTACAAATTTTTCGCTCACTCTGTCCTGCATCTTCAGCACATCAAGCACATAGTCTATCTTCTTCTGCGCTCCTGCTTCCAAGGCGCGGTAGAACGTGAGGAAATAATCTTTGTAAACCAGTATTCTCCGTTCTGAGTTCATGGTGCAAAGGTAATACAAAAAGTTGATATATCATACAACTTTTACTTTTATTTTGCAGAGCCTATAAAAAATCTCGCTGACGCGAGATAAAAAGGGAGAGGGAGCAGCCTCCTTTCGTCGGCTCTCCCTCTGACGCTTTTTTCGAGCTTTCGCTTTCCGCTTAGTCAACAATCACGAATTTTCCGCGGAAGGCCAGCCGACCGCCGTAGTCCGTGTACGAGTGCGAAGAAGCGTAGTTCGCGTACGCACAAGCGAGACCGCTGTTCGCATACGAGTAGTTGCCAGACCGCAGAACACAGCGGCCTCTGCTGCCGGGGAACCATAGTCCTGCCGCATAGTGGGTCGTGTATTTGCTGGTGTCGGTCTGATGCACCTTGCTGGGCAATATGTCGCACTTGGCTCCATGCACAACTCTCACCACGCAGTTGCCGCCACTGGTAACGCTCTGTACCATGCGCTCTGTCTTCTTTATCGGGTCGTAGATGTGGAACACATAGTCCACAGGGTCGTCGTTTGTCTCCACGCATCTGTTCTTGTAGAACTCTGTGTAGCTCTTCACGTTTCCTGCTATGTAGTCCATCCACTCCGAGTCACAGCCCACATAGTGCTTCAAGCCCATGATTGAGTTCATCGCATTGCCCACATAGGCGGTGTCGGCCATGCCTATGTCGTCGCGGCTGTTCAGTATCGCATCATGCGCTCCGTTGCCCACAACGGCTTGCTCGTTGGTCGTGCCGTGCGTTGCCCACCACAGGTTGCTTATCTCCTTGTGCATCTCGTAGTCTTGCAACTGATAACCCTCGCCACGCATACGGCAGCAGTTCTGGAAGTCCTTGTCGGTGAAGTGCAACGTGCCGTTAGGCATCTCCGTCGGGTTGCCCTCGCTGTCGTATGCCCATTCGTTTGAGGTCTGCGATGTTCCGTCGCCTTTCTTCGAACGCACCGCTCCCGATATGCTTCGGGGGCGTTTCAGTCCGTCTATGGTTATGGGGTACGTTCCAACGAGGCTGTCCACATCGCCCACGGTATGCTCCGTCCATTCGGGTTCTATGGCTTCCAAACTCTCGCTGTCAACGGCAAGACACATGGTGTCTTCGATGTCGCGATACGATGTGAAGTACATCCACTTGGCACCGTTCGGCACATCACAGAACACATATTTGCCTATGGTGAAGTCAAAGTAGGTGTGGCTCACCATCATGATGAACTTGCCTACTATCTTTCCGCTCGCATCGGTGAACACGGCTCCGAGCCTTGCATGGTTCAGTCCAGGCCACCTCACTTGCTTCATGCCTTCCACGTCCATGCGGTAGGCATTCACGTTGGCGGCTGTCGTGATGATGTTGTCGCCGATGGTCTCGCCCTCCTGCGCCTCGTCTGCATAGATGCCTGTATTCTCGGCATAGAGCAACTCCGAAAGCATTGCTTCTTTCTTCTTGCCTACGGTGGTCAGCGGCTCGTTGTCGGTCATTGAGTGGAAGATATACTTTACTTGGTTCTTGTAGTCGTTCACACCTTTGTACCAGAAGTGGGGTAAATGGTGGAAGATGTCGAAGCCTTCTCCTGCGCTGTCGCCCACATCAAAGGTTTCGCCGTTAATGAGGCGGTTGAAGTCGGTGTCGCTCAGTTGTCTGCCTTCCATCTGTTTCAACTTACTGTTGTAGGTACACTTGTAGGCATGGGTGTTCTGCACGATTTTCAGTGTGTGTCCGCTTGCCACGAATGTCTTGTCGTAGTCGGCACCTGTCTCGTTCTCGGGATTGCTGTATTTCTCGCAGAAGTCGCCGCTCACTACATCGTCTATCTTCACCATGGAGAACTGCGAGTTGATGACGGTCAGTCTGGGGAAGTACGTTTGCAGGGCTTCCACCTCTTCATCTTCCACCAACTCTGTCAATATCCAGCGTCCCAACAGTCCACTACACTGGCCGCTCTCATCGTAGGTTGCTCCGTTGGCATCTATTCCCACGGCACCGCTATTCTTTATAGCGCGCAGCATCTCCACACTTGCCGTGGCATTGATGCCGGGTATGCGCACACTCTTCAACGCTCCTGCCGTGGTTATCTGCCGCAGCAAGGTCATGGTGTCTATCTTCGGACATTCGTCCAAGAACATCTTCGTCACCTTGCTCATGCCGCCCTCAATGGTCAGTCCGCCGGGATAGGTCAGCCGTGGCAGGTTCTTGAAGTAGAGTGTGGTCATAGTACCGGGCAACTGTAGCGTTTCTATCGGGGCGGTCTCTGCCAAGTCAATGCTCGCAAGTTGCGAACCGCTCGCCAGCACCTCGGTCAGCCGTGGACAGTACGAGGCTATGATGCTCGTTATCTTCGTGTTCCGCACGTCTATGCGCTTCAAGAAACTCTTGTTGCCCATGTTCAGTTGGGTGATGGCTCCGCTGCCTTCTTCTGGCGTGTAGTCCTCACCGCCGATGATTATCTCCTGCAGCAGGTCGCAGTTGCTGATGTCCCAGCCCTCTGCCTTTGGTGTGCAGCCGCTCACGTCAAGGCTGGCAAGGTATTTCGCACCAAACACATAGAGCATCGTTCCCGAGCCTGTGGCGGTCATGCCGCTCTTCAGCGTATAGCTTTCTCCTGCTTTGAGGTAACAGCTGTCCACACAAGCGTCTGCACGGTCCACACCCAGTCCGAAGAATGCGTCCTGCGCTGCCGTTATCTTGATGCTGATGTCCGTACCCACGGCACGCATCTTGAACGGGTTGGTGTACAGCTCGCCAACTTGGTAGAAGCCGTCACGATAGGCGAAACGCTTCTCAAACGTTACAGGCAGGTCTTCATACCTCAGTCCGTGTACGGCATAGTAGTAGTTGGCTCCTGCCTTGGAGTTCTCTATGTATTTGCGCTCGTTGTCAAACGAACTGGTTATCTTCGCCCACTTGTCTATGCGGTCGGTTATCCACAGCTTCTTGCAGCCGTCTGCCGAGAATATCTTGATGCCGTCTGCCTCTGCCGTGCGCATATCCTGCGCCACATCATGCAGTGTTACGGTAGTGCTGCCCTTGTCGTCAAGCCAGAACTTGTCTCCTGCATACGCTTGCTGGAACATCACCGAGTTCCAGCCTTGGTAGTAGTGCTTGGGGTCTACCTTGCTGTCCAAGTCCCAAGGTATGGTCACACCGCAGTCGTTGTCCGAGAGCCACACGCAGTCACCATCATACCAGTGGTTGAAGTAGGCGCGTACCAGTCCGTTGGTGTCGAGGTAGAACGTTATCATCATGTTCTTGCTTCGCTGGTCAACGGCCAATACATAATCGCTGCCCACCACATACGACAATGTGGATTTCACGTTGGCCCATTCGTGCAGCTCTTCGCAGAACTTCTTCAGACGGTTCTCCTTGGTTCCTGCCACGGTCTTGCCGTGAATGGTGATGTCGCCGTCTGCCTCTGTGCGGTCTTGCGAGCAGTCTTGCGTCCACCGCAGCCACTTGTACAGGCGGTACGGCACTTTCTTGCCCTGCGCATACAGGTCGTTCAAGTCGTCATCATCGGGGTATCGGCTTTCGTAGTAACTCAGCCAGATGGGTTTGCTTGTGGCAGGGTCGAGCTTCATCATGTCTTCGATGCCGTTCACGCCTTGCAGCCAGCACAGACTGTCATACTTCAAGTACTCGAAGCACTCCACAGGGTTCAGCACTCTGCCTGTCACCGTCCATTTCTTCACGCTCTGGTCATACTGCATCTTGCCCGTGGTGTCTTTCCACTTGCCGCCTGTGTACTTCACATACTTGTAGTCGTTGGTCAAGTACACCGTTCCCCAGTCATAGTTCTTCACATCATCGGCAATGACTTCGGCAAGGCTCTTGTCCACTTCGGTCGGGTCGGCGGTAGCATCACACTCTGCCATTTTTCCCGTACCGTCATTCTCCAGGAAGATGTGCTTCTCGCCGCAGTACTCCGAGAGCATGTAGATGTTCGAGGCTATGAGTTCGTCACTCTTGGCAAGGGACTGTACCTTGAAGATGTTGATGTCTTGGCCTTTCTCTGCCACGAGTTCCTTGAAGTCGCCATAGTTCAAGCAATCTCCGTTGTAGCCGCTCACTTTCTCGAAGCCGAAGAAAGAGGGGTTGCCCTTGTCCACGTTGAAGTTGGCCTTGGCATGGAAGTAGGCGTAGGTCTCGTTGGTGGCATCCACGCTCTGCTGGTCGGTGCGGAACAGGGCGCACGTCACGCTGTCGATGCTGGTGTTCATCGTGCCTTCGCCGTTGTAGGCGTTCTGTGCAGGGGTCATATAGTCGGCTCCCATGGCGCGCTGCACCTTGTTGAACAGTTCCATCGTGGCTCCGTTGTTCGCGCCTGTCGAGTCGGAATAGTCCACCTTGATTGTTATGGTCTTTACCCACAAGCCGCCGTCTATCACCTGTATTTGGCTCTTCGCTGCCATCTTCTGTGCCGTCTTGAACTTAGCGAGTGCCGTCGGGTTGTCCTTGAAGTCCTCCTCGGTGTGGAGCATCTCAATCTTGCAGCCCTTGAACTTGCCTTTCTTGTTCTTGATTGGGCGAAGCGATGAGGTCGTGCCTTGGTTGGTGGTCGGCACATTGTACACCTTGCAGTCCTGCCATGGGCGGTCGGGAAAACGGATTACCCAGTCAAAGTAGGCTTTGGTCTTCTTGTCGCCGTCCAGCTTGTCAAGGTAGCCGGGGTAGCTCTGCTCTATGTCGGGGGTGTCGGCGTTCTTCAGCAGCGTCACGCAGCACAGTCCTGCGTTCATGCACGCTTGCAGTGTGGGGCGGTCTTTGGTTATTCCCTCTGCCGTCTGCGATGCCATCACTTGGTTCTTCTCGTATTCGGTCAGCATGGCGGTGGTGTCTTTCTGTCCTACGAGGTAGTTGTTGAACGCTTGGCGGTAGTTGTAGTAGGTCGCCCATGCCGTGAGGCGGTACAGGTAGATGTCGGCTTTTGTGCCGTCAAAGAGCATCGTCATGTCGTTGTGCGCGAAGCGTCCTGCATTGTAGTAGGTGGCTGCTACCTCGTCTCCGTTCACATATATCTTGATGCTGCCTATACCCGAGTAGGGGGCAATGCTGGTCGGCTCTATCACGATGTCAAAGCGGGTCTCCTTGTCGGTCGCATACAGGGCTACGGCGGTCTGCTGTGCGCCAAGGTCGTCTTGGTTGGCGGCGGTGGCTCCGTCGCAGGTGAATACAAGCTTCTCGCCTGTCACATAGAAGCCGAGCGAGTTGTCGCCAAGGCAGTCTATGAGCCTTGCCGTGCGGTCTTCCACGTTCTTCACCTTGATGGTGAAACTCAGTGCCAGTCCGTTCTGCTCGATGCTTGTGCCGGAGAATGGTTTGTAGGTGCATCGGGCTTTCATGTCCTCTGCTATGCGCAGTGCCATGCGTCCCTTGTCGTTCTCCGTTCCGTAGGTGGGTGTGCCGTAGGTGTCCTTTACAAAGCCGTTGCTGCTCCAGTTACAGTTCTCCACGTTCACCTCCACGCTGCCGTCCTTGATGCTCTTGTCGGTCTCGCCGTTGCTGCGTGAGTCCATTGTGATGTTGAACTCTCTGAGGGTGGTCACTTCTTCCACGTCTACAAGCGAACCGTCCACCACAAATGTAGCGGTCTCGCCTTGGCTGTCGCCGCACGTCACTTGCACCGACACGCTCTTCGTGCCGTCATGCACGCTCTCAAGCACTTGCTTGGTGTAGGTGTTGGTCTGCTGGCGGTAGGCTATGGCGGTGGTCTCCTTTGCTCCGTCATAGAGTATGGTGGCTTGCGGCTCATCGTTGTCGCCTACATACACGGCATAGTCTATTTCGATGTTCTCGTATAGCTTGCGCTTGCCTTTCAGCTGGTCGGTGTACCACCGCATGGCGATGATTGGGGTATTGTTCCCTGCTTCCACTACCATAATGGCGGTATGCAGGTAGTTGCCCCTCACACCGCTGCCCACATCTTCGCCATGGATGCGCAGGGGATAGGCTCCGTGCGTGAGTGCTTCAGTCAAGCAGCTCTTTGGATCCACGGTGATGCTATGCGAGTAGGTGTCAAGTATGGTCTGCTCGCCGAGGGTCTTCCACTCGCCGTTCATGTATATCTCGGTAATAACCTTGATGCCCTTGTCCGAAGCGTTGTTGGCAAACTTGTACATCGGTATGCTCTTGGCGACTCCGCCTACGGCAAGCGAGGTGCTGCTGGTGTAGTTCAGTGTCTGCACACTGCTGATGGTCACGTCCACACCGCTCACGTTGATGTTGCGGCTTCCCGTGTTTCCTGCATCGTCGTAGGCTATGAGTTGGAACCTCTTTGTTGTGGCGGTCACGAAGTAGCTGCTCACGTCCATCTCGAAGTCGTAGGTGTCTCCGCTGGCTGACGAGGCGCGGTTGAACATGAAAGTCTCCAAGGTCTGTCCCGTGTCGCGGTCTTTCAGAACCACCTTTTCTATCATGTTGCTCAGCTCGTTGTTGCCTTGCGTGGTGATGCTTCGCACGGCGGCTTTCATCACCACGCTGCCTCCTGCCTTGGCATAGAGCGGACTTTGCTCAAACTGTATGCTCACAATGGTGCCTGTACTCTCTCCACCACCGCCGCCTACGGCAAACTGCACCTCATCGCCCACGGCTTCATGCTCGGCGTTCTCCAGCTGGAGTTTCACCACACCTTGGGTTTCGGTGTCGATGCGCAGGTTGTTGGGTATGTTGGTGTATGCGCCGCCTGTCGAGAAGGCTTCCTTGCCGTCTTTCTCTGGGGTGTCCGAGGTGGGTACGGCATTGTTGCCGCCTCCGCCAAACTCCACCCACGGCTTCAAGTCGGCTGGGTTGATGTCTTCTACGTTGCGTGTGAATTGGTAGGCTTCCCATTTGGGCGAGCCGTTGCTGGTCATGTCTGCGGTCTTGTAGGTCAGCACAACACCTGCTTTCATATACGACAGTCCGCTCTCTTTCTCCTTGTCGAGCACGGCTTTTATGGCGGTAGAAAGGGTGTATTCAGTATCATCGCAGATGTCATTTACATTCACCGTGTTGCCTATGGCACTGCCGTTCGAGCCGAAGTCTGTCCAGTTGGCCTCGGTTTTCCAATCTGTTTCTGTTTTCTTGCCGTAGTTCGTCCACTGCTTGTTTTGTATGCCTGTTTCTGAAAGGAATGATAGAACAATACCGGGCTTCATATAGCGCACGCTGTTCTCCAAATCGAAGATTTTTTCAAGCACAACAGATAGTGTCACCTCCCTTTCGCCCAACGATAGCAGGTTATTAGCATTGATTGTGTTGCGACATAGTAGTTCTGTGGAGGTATTTTCTATCAGTTGACGGTTGATGTCAGCTGTACTCTCCACCTCGTTCATACGTTCCTGAATGTCGGCTCCTTCATTACCAGGAAATGCGGTGCCGCTGGTATGACCGAGCGCAAGGTCTGAACCGATTACGGCAAGTTTTGTCCCTGCCCAGCGGTAGGTCTTGTTGGTGCTTACGTCCATGAATATCTTGCCGCTGTGGGGCACACGACCGTTCATGGTGGCTTCACCGTACAAGTCACCATCGAGCCAATTGTTGTAGTAAGTGATAGTCGGACGTAAGTCAAATTCAGACTCTGATGGCTTGGAATATTTCAGTAAGAAAGTGTTGGTTGTCTTGTTATAAACAACCGAGCAGTTTTCATCATCTGATTTTTTAGATACAGAAGACATCTGCGCTGTTACATCACTTACGATGCAGCCAAATTCCAAGGCATCGTCCACATAACTGGGCAGATATTGCGAAGACACCTGTCCGTTCTCGTCCAGCGGTGCCAGTCCTCCTGCCTCTCCTTTGGTCTTTTTGAAAGTGTTGAGGTCACTCTGCACTTCCGCCACACCCTTGGCAAGTTCCGTTTTGTTGTCACTGACGGTCTTTTTCAGAGTTGTTATGTCGCTCTGTGCAGTATTCATCTGGGTATTTAGAGTGTTGATGCTGTTACCCTGCGTGGTCTGCGTGGTGCGCAAACTGCTGATGTCGCTCTTGTTCTGGTTAACGTCCACCTTCACGGCTTCGAGATCGGCTGTCATTCCCTCCACGGCTTCCATGTACTCGGTGCTATCAACCGTAGGATTACCCTTCAGCAGCGGATTACCGTTGCTGTCAACTTGCGCTACCCATGTACCACCGTCAGCTACATAGAGCTGGCCAAGATGATCTGACGCTGCACTGCCTTCTACGGTCACCAACGCCCACCATCCTTCATGAGGATTAGGGTAAGCCTCGCGTAGCTGTGCCGCCGTTTTGAACAGGCCTTTGTTCGGGCCTTTTATGTTCTTGGCTTCAAGCCAGCCGTCAACGGTCAGATTGTGGCCGACCTTTGCCGAACCGCGTATGGTGGCCTTGCCGCCGATGTTAACGTCACGACTAACCGCAACGTCACCATCTATCTGTTTTGTTGGTATTGAACTCATTATTCAAAAATGCTTTTTGCCAAGGTGTTCATTGCGGCAGCTTGCTCGCTCGCACCATAGGCGGTTAATACTAATGCAGCCGTAGTATAGACCACGGCTGTGTAACAACGCTCGCTGATGTCTATGCCGTCCTCCTCGTCTATGCTCGGATAAGGAATGTATGAGGCACGTTTCACGTAGGCTTCTTCACTGTTGCAACTGTAGAACTCCAACACCTTGCCCTCGGCACGGTTCACTACGGCACACACCGGCTTTTGGACATTGCCGCGAATACCCTTGTATCTTGACGATTGCAAATCATACAATGGGTCGTCTGCTGATATGGCCATATAGCAGGTGCGTTCCCAGTCGCTCATGCGAAAGGCTACAAGACGCATGAAATCATCGGGCAGCAGAGTCCAACCGCTTCCGTTGTTCTCCCAGTAGATGGCATCGCCAAACACGTGACCTTCTTCCAAGTAGTGAACGGGAGCGGACGACTCTACACGCCGAACGGCTTCAACTATCTTTGAGCGGATGATGTCATTCAACGATAAGGTGTCAATGTCCTCATCGCTGATGAGCTGATCGTTTGTCTTGTTTTCGTCAATGGCAATGCGCACGTCACGCTCCACGACTTCGATTTTGTACACCATACCGTCGCTGTGATTACTCGGTTACAAAAATGATTTTAACGCCATAGGTTTCACCTACAGCTATAATTTCTGCACGAGTTCTCATCGTACCACTCTTCACACCAAAGGTATTCGCGAGATAGTCCTTGGCTTCTTGGTTGGTACTGAACTCAACTTCAGTGAGACCACGTTCGTTCTGCTCGATGCCAGTCTCTTGTGTAGGCATTTCTACATCACCTGTCGGCTTTACTGTTTCTGTCTTAGTTTCTTCTGACAAATGCTCATTTGCCTGTTCGTCACTGTCAGGAACAGGCTTATGGGTAGCAATTCGCATGTGGGTACCGGGCAGTACTTGACGCATTACGAGACTGATAAAACCACTCTTGTATTCCTTTGAGTTCTCAATTACAAACTGTGTAATTGGGTCTTTGGTCACCATGTATGCAGGTTGTGAACCACTTGGAGAAGACGTGCCACCAACGAACGACAAGTTCGCCTCAAGGGTGCCGGCCTTAACTTTACCGTGCCATTCCGTGAGACCATATACTCCGTATGTTTTAATTTCCATGTTATATTGTTTTATTAAAAATGGGGACGGATTGACTTAAAGCGCATCCACCCCCATAATTAGCGTTGACAAAAAAGTTACTCAGCTGAAATAGGACCGTAGAAACGAACCCACTTCTTCTCGTTCTCGCCTGTCGCATTGTACTTGAATGCGTCACCTGCACTCACTGTAATAGTGGCAGTGCCTGACTTGATGTTCATGCCATAAGCGAAAACGTAAATTACGCCATCTTCGAGATCGGCTTCGGTCGGAGCTGTGTCACTACTCCACAAGCGGAACTCGTCAGCTGCAGGAGCGGTGTCGTCATCGTCATCGTCACCATCAACCCAGATATGACAGTTGCCCTTCAAACCAAGAGCGTCACTGACGAGAACGCCATTGCGTGTTGCCTCCTCACCTTCAACGTCCTCTGTGTAGCTGCTCTCGCCGCGACGTACATAGTGTACCAAACGGTCTTCGCCCACAATGATACCGCTGTTCTCGTAGCCGCAATCATTGAACGTAGGCTCAATCTTAATCTGAAGCTCACCGAAGATGCAGTACAGACGTGTCACCTTCCAACCAAGTCTCTCATTGGTGAAAGGCTCCATCGTAACCTCTGGGTGCTTGCTCCAGTCAATGAGCTGCAAACTCTGGCCAAGGTTGTTACCAACGAGGAAGAGACCGGACTTAGGCTTGTCTGCACCACCGTAGTATAGCTTGATGAGAGACATTACATCCTCAAATGTCCACTTGCCACGATGCTTCACCTCACGCTTCACCTGCCAACGAACACCATTGGTTGTATAGTCCCACTGGTCGTCACCCATGCTTGAACGTACAAGCATCTTGTTCTGCTGAGAAATGAGAAGCGTACGGTTGCCGGCAGCCTTGAACTCACGCAACTGAGCCTCTGCCTTGACAGCCTCATCGTAAGGTATCTCCATGTTCTGGTCGGCAAGATACTTTGATACGATGCTTGTCATACCTCGCTTCTGCAAGTACAAGTCGTCTGGAGAAGGAATGACAGTATTGGGGTCAACCCACTTCTGAGTCTCATACATGGCATTAGCCATACGTACTAACTTCGTACCTGCTGTTATGATATTGGTATTGCTTGCTGTTGGAGAGGTTGCTGTTGGAAGACTGCCATACTGGTCTGTCGCAGCCTGCTTAACACCGTTGGTTGCTATACAGGTGATTGTGTCGTCGTTGTTCACGCTCTTTACAAAGAGCTGGAGGGGACGACGGCTCTTGACATTGGTACCACCGATAAAGTCGTAGCCTTTGACTCCCTTGACCATAAGAGTGTCGTATGCTCGAACTTTCTTCTGGTCGGCATTTACCAACGTGATAGTATTGCCATTAACAGATGCAACCGTAACGATTGGTGTGCCTTGGTCAATTGCATAGTGTTTCACTTCCATGCTATGAACGTTCACGGACTTTGCCATCAGCATAAGCTGCATCAAAGAGTTCTGATCACGTTCAAACATGAAAATTCGTTTGTCAACTTCGGGCATTACAAGTTCGCCCATACCTCCTGATGCGTTCTCTACTCCACTGACGGTAGTAGGCGCACCACCTAACTGTGTCTGAAGACCAGCGGAACCAGCACTTGGAGTAAGTTCAGGACTATCTGGCGTGTTTGCACTGCCAGAGTTCTGTTGCTGGGTTGTTGTTACTTCTACGCTCATTTTAATTTTTTTATTTGTTATTGTTATGTTTCGTTTTTGCCGGTACCTTGACAATGCTTTTCTTCACAAAGCCTTCGTTATGTATAGCTTTGCTTGCTTCCATTAACGCACTTACAGTGGTACAGGCACCACCGATATGTGTTCGCAATCCTGCACTTCCTTGTGAGGGTTCACGTGGCTTTGTATTTGGAAATTCTACACTAATGCTCATGACGTATTATTTTGCAGCATTTGCAAAGTCAAAGATGTCCATGTTTCTCTTGTTCTTGGGCGCACCGCCATTCTTGCCGTTCAGTGGTGATGTGCCGTCGCCTTTGTCTCGCTTGCGCAAGCCTTCCACAATCTTGTCATTGCGTCCGGCAACACGTCCCTCTTCACTTGCTGAGGCTACATCACTGTCATGGTTGATGGCATTCACGAACATTGCAAGAGTCTCTTTCGAGAACTTGCCCATTACACCGTCACGAACCACGGTCAAAACGGCATCAACTACAGCGTCAATCTGTACGTCGCTCATGCCACGCTCTTCTTGGAACTGACGAAGGGTTTCAAGACTTGCGTCCATGTTCTTCTCATATTCCTCGTCAAGCTGTCTTGACTTGGCTACACGCTCCACATAGTCCTTGTTGGCCTCGGCTATCTTCTCCTGCATTTCAGGATCGTCAAGTACGTCCTGTATTTCTATGCCGAAGTTTTTTACAAGCCCGACGTAGGGGTCGTTACCATTGTGCATATCAGCAAGGAACTGTGCACTTCTCGGGTCAGCGGCAAACATGTCGGACATGGCCTTTTCCCTGTCCTTGTAGCCGCTAAGATCCTGCTCGTATTGGTCGTAATCGTCGTAAATCTGACCGTAAATCTCCTCATCATCCTCGAACTTCTTGTCGGGATATTTCTTTCGCAGCCGTTCCAACTGTTGGTCGCGTCTGCTCTTAACTCCGTTGTTATCAGTCATTATCTTCAAAATCTTTAGAATGTGTCATATTCATTTGCAAAAATACCTATATAAGATGTGGACTGACTTTTAACTTTTGTGACCTCGTTTCTGTAACTTTGAGGAAACAATCGAGCACTTTTATGAAATACTTTGGCAGCATTCTTGAATTTACACGCGAACGTAATAACGACCTCATGAGGGCATATCGGGAGAAACTCGCAGAGGCATCCATCATCGTGATGCCGGTCATCTTCGAACTTGTCGCTCAGTCTCCGGCTTCTCGCTTTTGGGTGAGCGATGAGAGGGCTGCTATTGTCATTTCAGCAATGGCAGCTGGAAAACCGATGCCAAGGATGAGGAGCAACAAGCGTGAAATGTTTGAGGAGATTTACCGAAGGTTCGTTATACTACGTGAGAAACAGCCCGACAAATCGGTGTACGAACTTGTGACGAAAATAGTAAATCAACCTGCACCGAAATTCTATCTCACGCCTCGTACAGTGGGCGAATTTATTTACCGAATAAAGAATGGATGGTATGACAACCAATATGATAGATACAGAGATTGCACGCTTACTCGCTGAAAACGACCGGCGAAATGAGGTGATGTTCGCTCACTTCGACCCGGTCACGGGTGAAGGGTCCATAGGGGAACGTGTGCGAGTGTGTATCTCTGACTTTGCCATACCCGTCCAATGGCTCCCTGTAGAGATGATGAAAATACAAATGGTGAAGAAACTTGTCAAGGCTGGGTCTATCGACAAGTTTCTTTCGTCTGTTCTCCATGTTGAGCCAAACGATGATGATTACATCAAGGTCTCGCGTAAGTTCATACGACTACGCTTCAAACACGACTTCCCTTTCTGGGCGGCTACGCTCGTCTATATCCACAACAAGAAGGCTGGTAAGGACGTGTTGTTCCGGCTTTACTATCCGCAGCGTATTTTGGTGTCTCGTTTTGAGGCGAAGAGAAAAGCTCGTCTCCCTATACGACTAATATTGTTGAAGGCTCGACAGTGGGGTGGTTCTACTACAACACAGCTCTACATGGCATGGCTTCAGTTCAACCATCGAAAGGGACTAAATTCACTTATCATTGCACATCAAGGAGCGGCTTCTGACGAAATCAAGGATATGTTCGACCTCATGATTGACAGATACCCGGTAGAGTTCCTGCATAAACTGGGTGAGGCATATTCCGAGAACGAGCCGAAGTTGGTTGGTGTAGGTAAGTCTGGCTCCACTCATCGCGTACCACAACGCAATTGCAAGATTAAGGTTGGCACTGCTGAGCGTCCTAATGGATGCCGTGGCGGTGCCTATTCTCTTGTGCATTTGTCAGAGGTCGGTTTGTGGCAAAAGACAGAAGGTAAGTCACCGCAGGACATCGTGCGTTCGGCATGTTCCGGTATTCTTTTGGAACCATTCACGATGATCGTAATGGAGAGTACACCGAATGGAACAGGAAACTTCTTCCACACAGAATATACGGCTGCTGCAGATCCTACAATCAAATCACAATATGAAGCTCTTTTTATATCGTGGTTTCAGATTGAGCAGTATTCCAAGCAGTTCGCTTCGGCTGACGAAATGCGTGAATTTGCACAATGGCTGTATGAGAATAGAGAGAATGCCTATGTGCCGTCAAATCGTGAGGAGTCCGGACGCTACCTTTGGTCGTTATGGGAGAAAGGGGCTACACTGGAGGCTATCAACTGGTACATAGAGGAGCGTGCTGGTAAGGACGACTTTGCTGTAATGGCTTCCGAGTTCCCTTCTGATGATGTGGAGGCTTTCGTTCATTCTGGTTCTATGGTGTTCGACAAATACCGTGTCAAGAAGTTCGAGCGGTTCTGCAAGCAGCCTCAGTATATCGGTGAGGTATATGCTGATGGAGACGAAGGAGAGGATGCACTTTCCAATCTCCGTTTCCGTGCAGACAGGCAAGGATTGCTTTCTATATGGGCAATGCCGGAAACATTCGAAGGCTACGAAGTTGTCAACCGTTATCTTACCGTTGTCGATGTGGGTGGACGTTCCAATAAAGCTGACTGGTCTGTTATCGTGGTATTCGACAGGCTTAGTATGATTGATGGTAGCGAGCCGCCGTCTGTGGTGGCTCAGTGGTACGGACATTGCGACATAGACCAACTCGCTTGGCGTGCAGCACAGATAGCGGCGTTCTACGACAATTCTCTTCTGGTCATTGAGTCTAACACGTTGGAGACTCACGACAAGGAGCGTCAGGTGGAAGGTGGCGACCAGTCGCAATATATACTCAATCAGATTTCAGACATCTACCCGAACTTGTATGCACGCAAGCAGTCGGAGGATGAAATTAGGGAGGGCGCACCGCGTAAATATGGCTTCCATACCAATGTGTCAACAAAGCCGATGATTATCTCTACCCTCATCAAGGTGGTACGCGACCGACTCTATATCGAGCGCGACAAACGCTGTCTGGATGAATACAACACCTATGAGCGAAAACAGAACGGTGCATATGGTGCTATTACTGGCAAACATGACGACTTGCTTATGACACGTGCAATAGGTCTGCATATCTGCTTCCGGGAAATGGATATGCCTGAATGGGTTCCTATTGTTAACCGTACACTTAGAAAAGACAGAAGCCCCGTTTCCGAGGCTTCCATCTGATAGTTTTATTAAGCCGCTTGTAACATCTGCTGTGCCTGTTGCATGGCAGATGCGTTTGCGTTTTGATGAACCTGCTGCGCAAGTTCCGGAGAAATGCCGTCCGGCACCTTGCCTTGTTCCAGCTGTTCCCTTTGTGACTTGATGCTCTGCAGCAACTCGTCGGCAAATGGAAAGTCGCCGTGTTCCAACAGCTGCTCCACGCTGATAGCGTTCTTTTCCCACAACTGCATAAGCATGTCGTTGGTTAGAGCGCGGTATGCTGGGGTTGCTGTGCTCTCCACAATCGAAAGGTCAAACTCTACGTCGCGTATCTTCTTCGGGTCGTACTCCACAATGGTAGAGTTCTTTCCTGCAATGTTGAATACACGTGGCGTGTCGTAAAACTGCTGAATGTTCTTCACGTCCTTATACGCACCTTCTTTTACGAAAGAAGAGAACGTGTCGAGCAAGTCAAGCAGAGACGTTGAGGCGTTCTGTGCCTGTTGATTGTACAGACTGGCCGACATACCCGAATAACCGGGCTTGCCTTGCAATGCGCCGTTAACGCCGGATATGTCTTCGAAGAACTTCAACTGCATGCTCAGCAACTCTGAGATACCTATCTGTGTGCAGTTGTTGGCTATCTGCTGAGGCAATGGCGTTCCGGCCTTCGGTGTCCTGATCATGATGATGCCGTTGAAGCGTGCCCATTCGTCGGCAACGTCGTCCATTGACATTCCCTTTGGTAAGCAGTCTTCCGGGAACAACAACACACCTTTTGCCGAAGCTCGCATAATCCAGTCGTACATCGTAATCAAACGGTTTGTGTATCGCTGCTGGTCTATTACATTGCTGACAAAGCTATGTATCTCACCGTCGATGAACGGATATGCTTTGAACACATACGGATGGCTCTTGTGCTCGTATGGGGTTTCGCCTTCTTCCAGAATGTCACCAAACGGAGTGAGCATGTAATAATACCAGTAGCTATCCATAAACCACTCCCAACGGATAAGCGGCACATCGCTCTCGTCCATACCAAGCTCACGGGCCTCTTGTAAACGCTTGTTGTTTTCGTCTGTTACAAGGGCTTGGAAATCCTCAATGTCTATCTTGAACACATCGCCGTTGTTTACGTCATGGCAGCGGACACGTGGTTTGCTTTCCTTCCTCCACACTTCTATTACACGACAACGTGTCACATCATACGGAACAAAAAAATCAAAGTTGCCCTGCAAAGGATGGCCAAAATGATTAAACGTAGCACTGAGATACGATTTGTCTTTGGCAAACTTGTATATCTCGGCCAGACGGTTGTAATCGTTTCCGTCCTTGGCAAAGCGTCCGCACAGTTCCTCAAACGATATGTCATGCACCTCGCCCACACAACTGCAATCCCAACCTCGAAAATCCCTCATGTTGTTATCGATGAAGAAGTTGTTGGGCTGTACATAGTCAGTCCAACAGTCCAGCTTGTTTTCTCGCCAGCCATACCACTTACGCTGCACGACAAAGCCCGATATAAGGAACTCCTCCATACATCGTGCGTTTATCTCTGTCATGCGGTTCAGCTGCATGTTGCATTGCAACACGGTACTCATCGTCTCGCCATAACGCTGCTCGTCGCGGTCGCGTGCCGTACAAGTGGGTTCTTTGGCTTGACTGCGGTATATACCAAGTACAGCTTGTACCATACGACGAATGAGGTTGTTCTTCAAGGGTACATTACCTTGCTTCTTGATGAGTTCCTCTTCGCGTATTTTCCGACCATTCACGCAAACGTAGTCATCCCACTGCCGTCCGTAGGTGTAGTTCTTGTTACGTTCACGGTCTCTGCGGAACGTATCCATAGCAAGCCAATACTGCTGGGCTTGCCACAATACCTCAAATGCACGGTTACCGCCCAACGTGTGCTTGGCTGTAGCTACGCTGTCCATTCCTTCATGAGGCATGACAGCACTCGCCTTATGTAATTTTCTTCTTGCCATAATTTTATAATTTGGGACGGTGCAAAGGTAATTCCTTGCACCGTCCTTTGTTGTTTAACTATTGTTGCTTCAATCTGTCGATGTCTTCAAGCATCTTCGCACGTGTACTGAACATCGTGCTGACAATCGAGTCTCGTTCCTCTGCACTCTTGCAGCGTAGATACTTCGACGTGAGTTCATTCATGTCATGCTTGTATCGCTTCAAGCGCATGTGCTGGCGCATGTCGTTCGACTGGCGTAGCTGCTTCATTCCCTCGTGGTAGGCTGCACGGTCCGTCTTCTTTATCTTCGACAATGCGGTCTCTTGCTTGGCAACAGCATCGTAATCACTGAGCAACTGTTTGGTTTCCTCAGTCTCCATTCTGCTGTTCAACTTCTCCTTGGCTTTCGTAAGCACTCGGTTCTGCAGGGCAGTCATTACGGAGTCGCGAGCTTCATCAGTGTACGCCCATCCGGTCAACGGTGCGCCTCTGTGCATCTTATATCGGGCATATCGCTCGGCTATCTCTGCCGGGGTCATGCCTTGCGCCTCTGCTGCCGTTGCGTTAAGCTCGTCAAAATAAATCTTGTCGATCTGACTTTGTGGGCAGTTGATGATGCGCGTGATAAGCAGGGCACACTCGCGAGAGGTGTTTGCGTCGTCACCACAGTAGTCCATGATGGCAACCACTGCATCTGTCAGCGATTGGGGATTGACACCTATACCAGACTGAACCATCAAGTTGGTCACGTCGTTCATGGCGGCAACCTTGTCTTTGTTCCATTTGTTTACAATGTTCTGCAAGTCTGAACTAAGAGGCATATCCTTTGAAGCGGAGAATAGGTTCAAACCTTCGCCTTTAGCAAAGCCATTACCTACAGCACTCATCACGTCACCTCCAGTCAAGCCTTCTATACTGCCGAACATAGTATGGCAGAAGATGTCATGCCACATGTCGCTCTTCTCGTCCTTGTCGTCACCTAAGAGGAGATAGGGCAGATAGGCTCCCAAGTTCCAAGCAAACTGCAACAGATAGCCAAACACGCCTACGCGGACTATATCACGCATCAGGCTTCTTCTATACTCGCTCTTGGCGTTCTGGTCGGCCTTGTCTGGGTCTATGCCATCTCTGCGCATCTGCTTGGCAAGATACTCCTCTGTGAGTCCTTTGTAACCGGGTTCAAAGCGGTGTTTGAGGTTACGGAGTGCATCATACAGCTGACGTGTGTACGACATCGAAGAGTTTCTGAACACAGTGAACAGAACACTCAACCATGAACGGTCGGTCTGCATCGTAGAGAGGAACGCGCTTTCACTCGACTGCTGTGTCTGGTTGAACAGAATAGTAGCGTCTTGCTTGGCTCGCTTCTCTGCCGTCTCTTCATCATAGCCGTAACGAAGATATTTCTTCTTCTTGGTCTGATACATCGAGTGTGCACCTATGGCAACTGTCAGTGCATCGACAAAGGCATTAGGAGACATACCGATACGTGAGGCTATTTCAACAGCGCGGTTTTGCCACATCTTCCAGTCCATTTCACTCTTCATCAGTCTTGGGTCTCCTGCCATGCGGCTCTTCCAACGCTTCTCGAAGAGTGGAAGGTTTTCCATTGACCACTTCCAAGCTCCTATCGGATTGGCAATGTTTCCTGCAAGATATACAGGGCTGCTGTCAGAAAGATAAGCTGGCATAGAGAGGAACTGCTTTAATGCCGTGAACACTCTGAAACTAACCTTGGCTGCCGTTACGCCCTTCGCCACATTCACTGCGGCCTTGTCAAGGGCTGCGATTGGTGGGCGATAGGCTCCTGCGGCCATACTGCACACATTGCGGAAATTCTTCCACAGAGTTTTGCCACCACCATAAACACTCGTCATGTTCATAACTTGGTTGCGGAAACGCTTGTATGACAACAAGGTGTTCAAGTCGCGATTGAACTCTGCAAAGGATGCCCAACGTTCCATCTGCTGAATGTGGTCGAGTATAACGCTGAATGCGTCTGCTCCCATCACGTCAAGGGCAAGATTGTTGCGTCTGCGCTTGATGATGCTACCGGTTGAGGTCGCCGGTAATGCGGTGTCGGTTGTATCGTCGGCTACGTCCACTTCTTCAATTCTCGCATTGGCAAGTATCTTCAAAGGGAAGTAGTTCTCAATCGCTGCCATTGAAGCACCGAACATGCGCTTATGCACCTCGTTGTACTCGTTGCGTTTTTCCACAAGGAACTCGTCCTGCATCCAGTCGGCAAGTTCTAAGAAGCGAGGATCAACAAATTCTTTTATGTTCTCCACATCTTCCTCGGTGATGCCCATACGGCGCAACTTCATGCGGCCGTCTGCCATCTTGTCAACCATGTATATATACAGAAGGTTGCCTTGTGTCAGTTCGTGTGCCTTCTGCTCGCCACCGTCCCAGAAGGTAACGGTCGCTTTTGGAAGGTTGCGCTCCAAAGAGAATAGGTCGCCCCATTTCATCTTCTTGCCGAATAGGTCGCTAACCTTCTCGTCGAGCGTCTTCAAGGCGTTTTGATAACCGGTGTACTCCTTTTCGGTAGCCTCAACCCATCCACGCATATAGCGGTTCCACAAGTAGCCCTCACCGTTCACGCTTTTCTTTCCGAACATTCTCAGCATCTGGTCGAACGTGCCTAAAGGTGCAAGAACAAAGCGCACTATACTGTTATTGGCTATCTTCTGTGCCTTGCTTTCCTTGTGATGCTCGTCGTTAGGTCTGCCGGTCATATCGGAGTTGGCATTGTGATGGATGGTCTCAACGCGCTGCTTCTCTGCCTCACGCCATGCCTTGGCTCGCTCAACGCTGCCACCAAGAACACCGCCTGCTTGCTCCACTATGCTGCGGTAGGCTTCGGCTCGCTCTATCTTATTCTGACGGATGGCATCGTTGGTTGACTCCACGTATTCACGGTAAGCATCGGCTTCCATCGTTCCGGCATCCAAGTCGGCCTTGGCTTCCTTAATGCTTTCACGAAGAGCCTTTTCCTCTGCCTTGCTTTCGGTGATGTCCTCTACAAACTGATGGGCAAGCAACAGACCGCTGTACTCGATAGCTGCTTCCTCGGCTACGGCATTGTCGTCACTACTCATACGATTGGTGCAGTCTGCAATACGCTCCTCTATGTTCTCCTTTGGTAAGGAAGTAGCTTTCCTAACCACCTGCGCTATACGCTGGCCTTCTGGGTCAAGCTGTCCTTGCACCTCAATACCTCGCGCGTCAACGCGGCTTCCACGGATGGAAAGTAGTTTGCCCAGCTGGTTAGCTCCCATGCGTAGCTGGTTGTCAACCATGATGTCCATAACCTTCTGTACGTAATCACTTACGTCCTGCTTGCCATGTACATTGTTCACGGCTGATAGGATGCGCTTTGTCTCATACTTGCTCAGATCATCGAGCAATCCGTTTTCAAGCAACACCTTTGCAAGGTCTGTTATGCTCTTAACGGTTGATAGGTCATACTCTCTCTGACGTGCCATTGCCTGACGCAATTTGTTCAGATTGCCACCGATGGCTCTCATTGCGTCCTGCTTGGCTTGCCAGTTGTCGGCGTTCGCTTGGCTTGCCTCAACCTTCATCTTAGTGATGGTTTCTTCAAGTCCCATGTCACCATCGCGGAACATAATGCCCTCATCTGCAATATTTTCGTCAGAAACTTTGGGATTTACAAAATCTTTGACTACCTTTGTCGCAGTATCAAGGACTTGCTTGTCTATTTCCTGCTGAACCGGTTGTGACGCTGAGGAGAGATAAGCGAGTCCTTTTTCTTTATCCACCCACTTCAATGTCTTGTTATTCGCAATCGGTTCTACGATGTTCTTGAATTCTCTGCCGTGGAACGAACGCACATCATTCACTTCGAGATATTCCGCACCTTGCTGTATCTGTCGCTTCAATTCAATAGCCACACATACGTTTTTGCCGTTGCGGTCTCTCATGTCAGTAAGTACGCCAATGGTGTCTTCGCTACGTTGGAACACGAATATAGGCGAAGATAAGTGCTGCGGCATGTTCATTATGGCAGATACATCTACGTCATGCTTCTTCTCCGAACCTTTCTTTATTACACGCTGACGCATAACAATAGGCAAGTTTGGGAGGAAAGTACGCATTACACCTTGTGGTCTGCCAAGATGTAGCATTTCGTTCTTATCCATTTCGCCATTCTGATAGCGTGTAAGTTCATTGTTGAAACGTTCGTTAGCAGTCTGTTGCTCACGCTTTCCATCACTGAACTTAGTATCTCCAAAGCCAGTTCTTCTGCGCATAACCTCAGTATCAGCAGCATCGAACACAGTAGGCTTACCACCATTCTTCTTACGCTTGTATGCCTCATGCAGAACAAACGCCCAGTCCTTATCACCCCACTTTCTCTTGCCGGGGATTTTCAATCCGTCCAACAATTTTTGTAGAGCTTTTTGGAGCATAGCTTTCAACTTGCCCCAGAACGTAAGTTCTTCGGCACTCATCATCTCGAAGCCTTTCTCACCGATACGTCCGGCAAGGTCGGCTCCATATTCCTCTGTTGCATCACGCTTGAACTGCTCACGCTTCTTTCCGGCTTCGGCATGTGCTGCTGCCATGTCTGCATAGTATGAAGCGTTGGCATCCTCTCCATTGGCTACATGCTCCTTGCGTTTCTTCTCACGTATGCGGTCCACCTCGGCATCGTACATCTTCTGCGCCATGCGGTCAATGGTACCGCGTATCTCGTCCTTAGACACACGATAGAGTTCATCAAGGGCATTGTTCAGCTTAGCCTCATCAGGGAACAGCACGCGCAAACCATCGTGACCCACAACCTCATGCACAAACGTATTCTCAATGTCTGCCATGTTAGCATTGTTGGGAACAACAATAGTCACCTCGCCGGTCATAGGATTGAAGCTACCCTTCATTCTGCGCTGGCGCACGGAAGGTAATGCAGCCACTTCTTCCTCTGTACGTATGATGCGCACTGGAGTATGCAGACGTTCGGACAACTCGGTCACTCTATCGCTCATTGCACTTTCCATTGCTTCCTTCGGTTCGCCTACCCACTTGCCGGCCATCTTCGCATTGATGCGTGCTATGTCTTCGTTGCTGACGAATGGAGTGTGTCCCTCGCGTCCGGGGATAACATCGCGGCTTTCCCAGTTCTGCTTGTCGAGTGCAAGACTCTCCTCCGGTGTCAACTCCTTGCCATCAAGTTCAAAGCGGTAACCCATCTTCTCCAACTCTATGCGCACTTGTGGCACAAAACGGTTGTAGTCACGGTGGGTCTTTAGCTCCTCACGCTTTCCCGGATGCTTCTTCCAGTACTCGTCAATGAGCTTAGCTTCCTCCTCACGGGTAAGCACCTTGTCTATCTTGCTCCAGCGTGAAAGATACAGTGTGCGACCATTGTTCCACTGATGGGCACCGGTAGGCAACAGAGCATAGTCTGCGTGGAACGGCTCGTCTATCTCCGATTTTGGGATGAGGCTACGCACCACAACAAGGTTCGGTCTCTTGTATGCCTCGCCAAACTGCGTGTTCAGCGGAGTTTCAATGGCATGGTCGTATGGGTCGTATGCTGCCCACAAGCCCTTGTCTTCGGGGTTCTTCTTCAGGAAGTACTGCAACTGTGCCTCCTTGGTCTTAGGCTTCACGAATTTCAGACCGTCATTGATCTGCAACTCTGTACTCTTTTTGCCGTCAACCATGATGTAGCCATTCTTGTTGAGTTCGTCCAACTTGCGCTGCTGCTCCTCGGAGAGTTCCACCTTTGGAGGTGCAGAATAGTTCCAACGTCTGCCTTCCAATGTTCTGCGCTCGCCTGTCTCGGCATCGGTAAATGCCATAGGTGAACCCAGTGCATCATCCTCAAAGGCTTGCACATTACGGTAAACAGGAACCAACTCACTCTCCGGCAAAGACTCCAGCTCCATCGCCTTTGGATCATCCTCATCAAGCAAACGGAACTTCGTCTTGTCTTCTGCGGTCTCGTCCTCATCGTCGGTGACTACATCTGAAGCAGCTTCTACACTTGCGTCCATTTCGGCATATTTCTTCTCCTTTTCTGCCATTTCTACCTTCATGGCCTCGGAATATTCCTCAAGCTGACGCTTGGCTTCTTCAAGTTCCTTTCCAAACTCAAACGGCTTACCTTCACGCTGCTTTAGTTGTTCCAACTCTGATTTGCCGTGCTGTACCATACGTGTAGCAATGTCGAACCGCTCGGCAAAGTCCCTACCTGTGATTACATTCTCGGTGATGTCCTCAACGGCATTGCGCAATAGCGACTGCTTTACAGGAACATTATTCAGACCAAGTTCAGGGCATGAGTAGCTCATTCTACGATGTATCTCGGCAAACAGCAGTCCGCCATTGTTCACAGTCTCTCGCGACATCTCTGTCTTGACAACAAAGTCGTAACCTCCCAATGACAAAGTAAGAGTATTTGTCTGGACGTTATTGCCGGGGTTCTCTTTCATCGCCTTTACTGCATCGAGGATTTTCTTGTTGTGTTCCTTGATGAAGTCAGCCATGGCATCAACCGAAGCAAATTTCAGTTTGCCAACAGTTATCTCTGTGAACTTGCCATCGGGGAATGCCTTTTGCACTGCAAGCAGCTGGGCGTTAGCTTCCTCCGCCCGTTGCTCTGCTGCCTTTATCTGTCCCTCCAACTTTGGCTTGGCATTGTGAATATAGGTTTGGTCGGCTTCCCACTGCTTCTTGCGACTTTCGTACTTGCGCACATTCTTCTCCGCATTGTTTTTCAGCAGGGCGTATTCACTACCCGAGAGTTGGGCCACTGTGTCGCCGAACACATCTTCTTCCTCTTCAAGCACACGGTTATTCATGCTGTCCTGCATCAGTCGGTCACCCTCCATAACACTATCAGCAATCGCACCTTTGGTCTTCAATCGCTGATATGCAGTTACGTCAAGACTATCTTCCACACCGAAACGAAGCACACGGACTGGTTTATTCCATTGCTTGTGCAGATTGCCCTGTCGCAAGATGCGGCCGTTGCGTTGCGTGTAGTCCATCGGACGGTTTGGCGCATCAAGGTGTATAAGGGTGTGCAGACGTTCCTGTATGTTCACACCAGTACCAAGGGTAGCAGTACTACCGAGAATAACACGCACCTCGCCTCGGTTAACCTTGTCGAAGATTTCCAACTTCTTCTTGATGGTCATGCCGGGCTTCATTACGATAACCTCGCTTTCGGGAATACCCTGCTGGATGAGTTTCTTCTTGATGTCCTCATACAGGTTGAAACCGCTGCGCTTATTCTGGTAGTGGTCGGCAAAGATGGCTACAGTACCCTTATAGTCGTCAGTCTCTTTCAACGAACGCAAGGTTTGGCGTACGGCTTCGTTAGTCTTACTCCTCGGATCATCCTCTGCGTGCATTTCCACAAGTCGGGCATCAACAGCGGCTCCTTGAGCAATACCATACATAGTGAGAGGTATGCTGCTGTTTTCCTTCTTCTCCTTGCCGCTCATCTGGTCAAAGCGTTCAAGTTCTTCACGCACATATTTCATCACACTGCGAAGAGCGCGTGTCTGTGGTAAATAGATGTCCTGCGCCTTGCCGCCCTCCATTTCTGGTATCTTCTTCACAAGTTCCGTCTGGTCTTTGGTCAGCACGGTGTCTGCTACCCCTGACCATATACGAACCAATTCGGGCAGGTTCACATATCCTGCAAAACGGTTCACTTCTTTGAACTTGCCGCTTGTGTTGAACTCTGGCATCTGCTGTATATTGCCGAAGTTGCGCACAAAGTCGTCAAAGTAGTAGATACCGTATTCCTTCATGGTGTCCTTTGGCATGAGATAACGCATGAAAGTCCAAATCTCTGCTGCTGTATTACTGATAGGCGTACCAGTGGCGAAGATAACATTGCGACCGTTATTCTTCTCCAATATGGCTTGCGTCTTCAAGTACACGCCTTGCGACTTCTTACTGTATGAAGGGTCAACACCTTTCACACCGCGCTGCATGGCTGTTGCAAAACCGAGGTGTTTGTATTCGTGCGCCTCGTCAATGAGCAGAGCATCAATGCCCATATCATCAAAGTTCTCCACATCATCCGTGCGGCGATCGAGCATTTCCTGCGCCTTGACAGCTGCGTTCTGCTTGGCAACGGCTTTCTTCTTTTCATTGTTGGCTGTGCGCTTCTTTGAGATACCTTCTGACAATGCTGCCATTTCTGCTTGCAGGTCGGCCAACTCCTTTTCAGCACGCCTTGTTATAGGGTCTCTGCCGCTGGAGTCTGCTTCACGCATCTGTTCAAGCACAAGCATTTTCTCGTCTATCTTGTCCTGTACGAACTGCATCTGACGCTCGTCACTGTCGGGGATAAACTCAAAGGTACTCTGAGGTACAACTATCATATCCCAATCGTTGTACTTGATTTTTGCATAGAAATTCTTTCTACCTTCCGCATTGCGGTCATTATCTTCAAGCGTAAGTATCTTGGCATTTGGATAGAGTTCCTTAGCTGAAGCTGCAAATTGTCCTACGGTGGCATTCTGTACCACAATCATAGGCTTGCGTGCCGTACCGAGTCTGCGCATCTCCATTGCTGTGGAGATAAGGGTGAATGTCTTGCCGGTACCAACCTCATGGGCAAGCAGCAACGGTTGCATTGTACCTCGTACAATGGCCTTACCTTGGTGTGAACGCATCTTGAACTTGTGTGTTGCGCCACCGAAGTATTCAGGTACAAAATCGTCAGGTATGCTCATAGGAACATAGTTGTTGAAGCGGTCGTTATACTCTTGCTCCATGCGTGCTGACAAGTCCGCGTCACTCTGCATCTTTCCTCGCGCCCAGTCCTTGAAGTCCTGACGTATCTCGTCTATCTTGGCTGCACATGCTGCCGTAGCCTCGCGGTCTGTGATGGTTTCCGTTGTGCCGTCATAATGCTTTTCCGTACGTGACACGATAATGCTTTTGTTCTGGATTGCGGCTGAAATGAGTTCATGACCCATTATTGTTTTCTTAAGCATTTCACTCACAATACCCATTGCGCGGTTCTTCTCAACGTTCACGCCATAGGTCGGGGCTTTCATAAACCATGTACCACCAGCTGCTGTGAAATGCACATCTATGTCGGTACGCTCTTTCACATACTCGTCATAGAGTTTTGGGTCAAGCCATGACGAACCGAGTGTAAAGTCTATCAAGTGTGCAGGAATATTCATAGGAACTACATCCTGCAATGCCTTGATATTCTTGCTGTATTCGCCATTCTCATTGTTGGCCTCAGCTTGTTTCAGCTTCTCTCTAACGTTACCGCTCAGATACTGGTATGACACTTCCATCTGTCGTGTCGTAGGGTCTTCAAAGCCGAGTCCGCTGTCAATGATTTCACGCTTCACTTCCGCCTCACTCTTTCCGAGCTGGCTTGCAATGTAAGGAACATCTATGCGTCCGTTCTTGAACATACTTACAACAACACCGTCCTTAACATTCTCTGGGTGCGGTTCGCTTTCCTTTTCCACGACACGGCCTTTCATCACATCGGCCTTATCGTAGGTCTTGACAACGCCTCCCTTGCCGTCTCCTTGCTCCTTATATGTCTCCAATGAGAACACATTAGGATAGTCCACATCATTGCGCAACCATGCTAATTGGTTGTTTTTGTTGAAATGGCCGTAGGTATTGACAAAGGCATCGTATGCCTTGTTGAGTTTGGCAATCAATGGTTTCAGTCCTGCGTCACTCTCGTTCTCTGTCTGGTACTGCATAACATCGGCCAATGCACTTTTGATGGCAGCATAAGCAGTGAAACACTCCTGCTTGGTGTGTCCCTTTATCTTCTTGTCGTTCACTTCAAGAGGATAGTAACCGCCAAAGCTGGCCAAAACAATCTGGCCGTCTTTCATATACATTTCACCAAGTTTCTTGCCATCCGCTGACGCATCAAGCACAAGTGAAACATCGTGGTGATCTGTAGTGGTCGCTTTGCTGCTATCTTCTTCAGTGAACGATTTAACGAAATCAACCAGCATCTTGCCTTGGTCTTTGCCGCTTACCGGGTAGAGTCCCTTGCTCGTAGGTCTGAATGTATCACCTTCCTCAAAGGCAAAGCGCATTTCACCGGCCATGTGGTCTGGGTGCTCGATGAAATACTTGTTGTAGTCCATGGAGAGTTGTTTGGCCTTGCGTGCGCCCGGTTCTTCATATTCGGCCGTGCGCTCACCGCTGATGCTGCTCACGTCAATGGCTTGTGCCGACTTCTGGCCATTCACTCGCTTGCGGATAACGATGATGTCCGACGTGACGGTTGTACCGCCAAAGGTCTTGTTATTCATGCGGAATGCTCCGATGAAGTCCGAACCTCCTTCGTTCACAACCCAGTCGCGCAAAGCCTTGCTGTTATCGAGTGTGCCGTTTGAAGAAATGAAGATACCCAATCCACCCTCACGCAACTTACGCACATTCTTGGCTATACAGAAGTCGTGGATATTGTGGAACTTCTTAGAAAGGTCACTGTCGCCTGTGGTGTCATTCACACGCAACCCGGTAACGAAAGGCACATTGGTAATAGCCAGATCCACACTGCCATTAGGTATGCGTGTCTGCTCAAAACCTTGTATCTCCACCTTGGCATCGGGATAGAGCAATGAGAGAATGCCGCCAGATGTGCCGTCTATCTCAATGGCGTGAATGTTACTGCGCTCGCTTACCGTTGTAGGCATCTGTCCCAAAATGTTGCCAATACCTGCAGAACCCTCCAAGATGTTGCCACCCTTGAAACCAAGCTGATTTGCAATGTCCCAAAGTGTATCAACAACGTATGCAGGGGTGTAGTAGGCACTGTTAGCACTCATAACGGCTTGCTCGTAGGCTTCTTCTCCAAGCAACTCACGTATTTTCTTGTTACGCTCACGCTGTTTCCAGTCATAGCCTCCGTCGCTGAAAGCGGCTCCAAGACCACCCCAACCACTGAACTGTCTAAGCACACTCATCTGCTCGGGAGTGGCTGTCTCACCGCTCTCAAGTAATTCATGCGCCAATTCAATAGCCTTGATATTGGCCTCTATTCTGCCATTCACCGAAGTAGGGGCATGGTCTGCGCCACGCTCTGAATGGTTGTTGCGTGTGTTCTTCGGCTCGGTCAGTCCATGAAGTCCAGCGGACACAGCCCTATCTTTGCCAGTGCTTTGTCCTCCTCGTCCTCCGTCAGGTCTTCCACCTTCTTGTGCAACTGTTTTGCGAGTACTTTCTTTGCTTCCTCGTAGTCCTTGCTGTTGTCCACCATTGTCGGCTGGCACTGTTTCGGTGCGTACCGCTTCATCATTTCCTTGTAATCCATTGTCTGATGTATTATCAAACAGCCCGGCAAACAAATCACCTACAGGCTGCTCTGGTTTAACTTTCTTAGTTGCATTTTTCTTGGATGCAGGCTTTGGCTTGTCTGCTGGTTTCTCTGATGATGTTGGCTGAACGCCCCCATCCTTGGCACGTCTCGCCACCTCTGCCTTGATATGGGTGCCCATATCCTTGTCGTCGCCATACTCCTTGTCGAGTTCCGACAATTTCTTGTCTGAAATTTTAGGGAGCAACGTGTTGAGGCTCTCGATCTTCGATTTCATTGAATGGTCGGTCATGCCCGGATTGAGAATGTCAACAACATGGAGCTGTATAGCAGTGTCTTCTGGCAATGCCGCAACGGCATCCTCGTTAATACCATCCTCGTAGAAGTCGCCAACGGCTTCATGCTTCGGCTCGGCTGACTCGCTCGGCTTATGACGCAACTGGTCCGGATGAGCATTAACCCACATGACAGGAGCAAGGCCGGTGTCAATGCGGATGCCGCCCTCATCGTTCGGCTGCACTACAACTGCATCAGTCCATGTGCGGCCACCATCGGTTGAATACTGCACCTTGTCACCTGCTGCATACTCTCCTTCATTGGTCACGCCACTACCTATAAGATATTTGTAGGCTTCACGCTGCACCTGCTTCAGAAGGTCAGAATACGTAACATTGCTGTCAACGAAGACATTTCTACCGTAGCGGTCATTGCCGGTGCCTTCAGGATGGTCAACACGGAACATGATGTGAGTAACTTCAAGGTCGCTGCCTCCAAAGCCATCTACACCCTTGGCTGCTCTTGGCTCAACGCCTATTGTCAGATACAGCTCGCGTCCTTCTTCTAATGGCAGGTGTATAGACACATCACCTCCAATAGGGGAAATGTTGGAAACTGCAAGTGGCTTTTTCTTACGATTGCCTTTCTTATCCGTCTGCTTTGAGTGAGAAGCCTCATAGTGGCTAAGGTTCAAATCAGAAATCAACTGACTTGCAAGGTTGGCTGCATCCTTGACGGCCTTCTTTTCAGCATTACGCATGTAGCCGTATGCCTCGTTGTAGTCCTTCTCTACCTCGTCAGCCTCATAGTAGCCAAGCAGGGCAAGCTGCTCATTTACCTTGTTGAGGGTTTCATCTACTCGCTCTGCTGCTCCTGCGAGGGCTTGCTCGTCGCTTGAAGTTTCTGCGAGAGCCGTTGCTTCGCTTGCAACAGACTCTGCTTCCACTGCAACAGCATCTGTATTTGCTGCTGTCTGCTTTTCGGTTTCTTTTCGTTGCTCATTTCTTGTTGCCTTTAATTCTTTGTTTGCTTTTTCTGCGGCCACTTGTACCTTGCCTTCCTCAACTATCATGTTGGCTTGTGCCATCACGTCCTTGTTAGGCTTGTCGAAGTTCTCCACGTCAAAGGCTTTCACCTCTTCGTATGGAGTGAGGGCGTATTTGTCATAGCCGGGAACATACTCCAGTCCTCCATAGAAAGCCTTTAGCCAAGGGCGTACCTTGTCGCCCAAAGCCTTAACCATCATGGAAGCATAGTTGCCAAACGACTCATTGCCACGCTCAACCATGGCCATGGCCAGACGCTGACCGACTGACATGAGCTTCTGACGCTGCTCTGCGGTCAGTTCGTCCGGATCACGGAACTTAACCCCGGCATCACCCTCGTCGTCACCAATGCCAAGAATATCACGAATGTCATTCATCAATCCGTTCATTTCCTCGTCACTGACCTCATACTTAGGTTTCTCCGGCTCTATTGGTTCTTCTGTTGGCACGTTCTCTATGCGGTTTGCAGGTTTCTTGGCTGCGGTCTTCTTGCTTGCCGTTGGCTTCTTCGGCTCCACGGCATCGCGAAGCTCCTGCGCTGTCATTGGCTGGTTGTCTGCTACGGCTTGCTCATTACCAACCATTTCAGCGGCCTTGCGTGCGTCCTCTTCGCTACGGAACATCCAACCACCACTCTCACGGTCTTTCCAACCGCGTGCAGGGGCAAAGCGTCCCTCGCCTGTACGCTCTTTGGCAAACTCCTTGACGGCACGCTCTTGGTCGGCTGTCAAGTCATTGTCAAAGGTAAGGAGAGAAACATCGCTCGTCTTACCCTTCTTATTGGTGTAGGTTGAAGGAGTGATGGAATAGCCGGCTTCTTCTGGTGTATTGATTTCCACAACGTCCTTCTTCACCGACGAGTACTCGCCAAAAGGCTTAGTCTTACGCTTGCTCGACTCTATCCACTTCTCGAAGTCTTCGAGGTTCACGCCGGTAATGTCAATTCTGCGGCCATTCTCCCAGCCCTGCTCGTAATTGGCAAGGTAGTCGCCCTTAGCCTCGTCTTGATCATTGAAGCCAAGCATAACCTTGTGCTCGTCAAAGCTGCCGTCGGGGTTGTACTGGTCCACAACATACACCTTGCGTCCGTTCCAACCGTCAATATCATTGGAGAGGAACACGTCAATGTGGTCTCCGTCAACACCCACTGCACCACGAATGTAGCCGTAAGTGTTGTTCATTTTACTTTCCCACTGCTTGCCGTCGGCATCAGTGCCCTTACGCACGCTGCCCTGCGGTTGCTCAATGGTGATGTCGAACGTACCAACTTGCACATGTCCCTTCTTGTAGTTGCCGGCTTCCTTTTGTGCTTCGGTGGGGTCGGTGTTCACTTCGGCTGAGGCTGCTTCAATCTTGGCAGACAACGGCTGCTCATTGCCGTCAATATAGTTGGCTACTTCGTAGAGGTCGCCAAACTGCTTGCCGTCAATCTCATAATAGGTTCCGGGATAATTCTTGCTCTTGTCAGGAGCGTCAACCTTGATAACTTCCTTGCCATCAACGAACATACGATGCTTGTAGATTTCGCCATATTCGCTTGGCTCCGTCCACTCGTCGTCTGTGTCGGTGATGCGCTCGCTCAGTTTTTCTTCGGCTTCCTTCGCCAATGCGTCGGCATCGGGATTGTTACCCTTAGCTGGTTCTTCACTGGCTACGACTGGCTGTTGAGGCTCTGCATCGCTCCCAGCAACAACCTTAGCTTGTTCGCTTGCCTCGTCTCCTCCAGCTGGCTCTGCGGCTTCTGCTCTCCGTTTGCGTTCTGCAACGGCTGCGTCGATGAGGGCTTGTTGTTCTTTTGGTGTAGCATTTCTGAAATATTCGTTTACATTTTTGAGAATTTCTTCCTTAGAGCTCACGTCACCGCTAAACATGTCTATCTGACCTGCAGCAGGTGATGCAGCCTCATTATTGTATGTAGAGAGAACCTTGCGCAAGTCGCTCGGCTTTCCGCTGTTCAGCAGGTCGGCAAGGAGCAACGTAACGCCATCGGTTACACGACTGTCTCCGTATTCGTCGTCAAACAGCCCTTTCTGTCTGCCGTAAGGAGATACCGGCATACCTTCCTTATAGATTTCGGGCGAGTCAGACTTGGCACGACTCACAAGATCAACGGCTGCTGCCAATTCCTTGCTAAGGTCATAGCCGCTCTTGGCAAGTGTGCGGTTATTGGCAATCTCGTTCAAGCCCATAACAACAGACTGACGAAGTGTCAGTGTGCTGATAATCTGACGCACGGCATCGGGCGAAGTCTGGAAGACCTTGCCTATAAGTGTGTTCTCGATAAGTTCCTTACCTGCTGCCGACAAAGCATTGCCAGTGCGAAGCTCCGGCAACTGCATTTCGTTAATAACTCCTGCATCCAACAACTGACTGATGGCAGAAGCCACTGATTTGTCGTCGGCATAGTAGTCCGACATGCGGTCAAAGCGGCTGATGTCATTGGTGATGCTTGTGAACACATTGTCAGGAACAATCTTGCCAAGTTTCACGGCGTGCTCAGGTTTGCTCTGCTTCTTCTGCTGTTCTGCGTTGAAGCGTGCAAACGTACTTGCATCGTATGGCAGTTCCTCATCTGGAACAAAGACAACACGCGGATGTTGCATGCCGTCTATCTGCTCGGGAGTGAAACCGAACATGGCTCCAAACTCGCGCAAGTGGTCCACATACGCCTTGTCTGTGCCGTTCTTTGCTGCAATTTCGCCCGACATAGTGCGGTTGTTGCCCGAAAGCACAACGCCGTCCTTGCTGACAATGACTGGTGTCTGCAAAGCTCTGCTGTCGTAGCTGTCTGCCATATCCCTAACAATGCGCTGCGCGTCTTTGTCACGCTTGTAGTCACGGTCATTCACGCTCTCACCATTCTCATCAACCGGGAAACCTTCAGTAGGCTCGTAGGCATTGTTCACGTCATGGCTGGCTGTGGCTGCTCCTGCCTCAGTGAGGACGTAGTGACCACGGATTGTAGAACCATCTGCAAGGGTGATAGCATTAGGATTGCCCTCAACCTTGGTGGCTCCGTCCCACTTTGCTTTTATCTTCGGGTTCACGGCATGAGTGCCGACGGCCTCTTGCTCGGCTGCTTTCTCAGCGGCAATGCGCTTGTCTTCCTCCAGACGTGCAACGGCTTCGGCGTGTAGCTTTTCCTCGCGAACCTTGCGCTCTGCCTCCTGCTGCTCACGGATAGCACGCTTTCTGTCATTCATAAGGGAGTTGATGCGCGACCATGCGTTCAAGTTCTCTTCTGCTGCGGCTACTTGGGCGTTATACTCTTCCATGGCGGTGTTGTAGTTGGCCTCTGCTTCCTGCTGCGCCTTTACCATTGCCATTGGTGAACCTTTCAGAGAAGGAGCTTTCTTTGTGGGTTCCTTCTTCTTCAACGCTTCAAGTGCCTTGGTAGCCTGTTCTACTTGCGCTCTCACGATGGCGGTAGTATTTTCATCGTTACCTCCGGTAACCTCATTGAGGGCATCAAGGGCTGTCTCGCGGTCTGCCTTCTCAAACATCGGTTCACCGGTTTCCTCGTTGATGGGTACATGCTCCAATGCGGTAGGCTGGCGGTTTGCCTCCTCTTCCTTGCGCTGTTGTTCCTGCTCCAACATCTGTTGGTTGTGCTGCTGCAACTGCTCGGCTTGCTCTTGCGGAATGGTGATACCGTTGCTCTGTGTGGCTTCATTGAAGGCACTATGGGCGTACTGTTGCAACTGCTCATCGGTAAGCTGTGATACGTTTTCACCGTTTCCCTGTACGTTTTCACCGTTTTCTGGTACACCAAGCACGGTTTCGTGCTCGGCTTGAATGTTTGCGTATGCCTCATCGAGTTCTGTCTGTGGGTCGATGGCCTCACCAAGAGAGAACAGTTGGTCCGGGCTGGCAAACTTATACTCGCCAGTCTCTGCATCACAGATAACAATACTCTGATCCGAATTGCGCACGTCAATGCCGGAACCATCGGGGAGCATCACGACATTGCCCTTGACAACGTACACCGGCTTGTCGTCAACCTTCATGGTTGCAGGCTGGACAACGCCCATATCCTTATGGGTGTGTCGCTCCACATTGGCTTCAACCTCCTTGCGCTTGCCGTCGGCGGCTTCATTGGAAGCGTCCATAACGCCCTCCATTGCTGCCTTGGCATTGACATAGTAGAGTACAGCGTCCTGCTGGTCTTCGCTTAGTTCCGGATTGTTGACAAGCGGCCAAGGGTCTTCGTTTATTTCTGCAATGCGCATTTCAGCGTCAGCACCGAAGGCATCCTCACACATCTGGTAAGCCTCCTGCATACGCAAAGTAATGGCATCTACCTCGGCCTTAGCGTCGGTATCGCCTTTCTCCACCTTATCCCAAAGCAGACGTGCTTGGTCGTATGCGGCTGCGGCGGCTGACTCTGCCTCCGACATAGGCTGCTCTGCCTCTGCGCTGGCTCCTGCCTCCTCGCTCTTCTGTTCTGGGAACAAACGCTTGATATAGTCTTCTACAGCTGCTTGCTCCTCTTCGGTGCGGTTTTTCGGCTCCTTGCGTAGTGTAGCGTCAACGTCCACGCCGGTTTCCTCCTTGATTGATGCGCGGATGGCTTCCGGACGTTCACCGTCTGCCATTGTCTTGTTGGCTTCAATGGCGCGGTCTATATCCTCAACCATCTTGCCATAGGCCGCAATAGCATCCTTGTCGCCCTCCTTCACAACCTTGTAGTTGCGCATGACAGTGGCAAAGTCGGCACCGGGTGCAACAGACTCAACAGCGGCTTGCACAACCTTGGCATTGGCGGCTGCTTCCTTGTAGCGTTCACCAACGTCCACACTATTAAGCTCGGCCTGACGCATGATGTTGGCCTCCTCCTTCTTTGCCCCTTCCTCAGTTTTGAAGTGGCGGCTCGTTACAACCTCGCCTTGTGCGGTCACAGCCTGTACAGTCACGCCGTTCGCATCCTTATTGGTTGTATAACCAGTGACGGTGCCCATCGGCAACATACGTCCAGTGAGGATATAATATGCCTTCGCTCTTGCGCTCTGACTGACGTTCGGGTCCTGCATGAGGCGTTCCATAGCTTCGTAGCCGTCAAACTCCGGATTGCTCACACGCTTGGCCTCTGCATGTTGGTAGTCAACGTCAAAGGTCATGGTTTTGCCGTCCGTCATGGTCGGCTTGGCTTTTGGTTTTGTCGGCTGCTTAGGTGTGCGAGTGAAGAGCGATGCAAGGTCACCATATCCGTTGCGTCTGAGTTCCTCACGTTCCTCCTTGGTGAAGTCGAGGTCACGCGGACTCGCATCCATGCGCTTACGTAGTCTCTCTGCAAAACTTCTTCGGTTGCGGTTGCGCTCCTCCATGGTCTTAGGCTCAGCTATAGGACGAAGACCGGCAATAACCTGTGGTGCCGACTTGATGCCGTGGCTTACCTTGAAACCCAACATCATAGCCATGTTGTCCGTCCAGATGTCCATAGCCTTGCGCTTTCTTGGGTCGTCGTCTGCTAACTGTGCGTTCTCGATCCATTCGGGAGTAGCAAAAATAGTTCCCTCGGCAACAGTAGAGGTCATAAGCTCTCCTGCACGGATGCCCACCTTGCCAGCCGTGCTCTCGGTGGCCTTCACCAACTTGTCAGACACATTGCCCAACACTGGAGATAGGGTACCGGTAACCGAACCGAGCAACATGCCGTGCCCGGTCGCCTTCAACATGTCGCCAGCTGAAAACTCATACTCGCCAGTTTCCGGGTTCAATGTTCCGCCCAGCCTCATCTGCTGCTGCATGTTCTTCAAGCCCTCGAATGTACCGAAGTTGGCAGAACCTGCGGCCACTCCTGCAACCATACGTCCGGCAAGTGTACGACCGACGTAACGCTCTGCAGCTTCCTTGCTTGCGCCTTTAAGTGCCATTTTGCCACTCAGTTTCAAGGCTTGTTTACCTGCAAAGCTACCAACACCACCCGAAATATAGGTAGTCGGGTCAATAGCCATATTCAAAACGGTACCAGTGATGTCGAGCGCACGATGATCTGTGCCATATCTGCTCATCGCGTCCATGTCGGCGGCCTCTGTTCCGATGGAGTGGGAGAATAGACGTGCTGCCATATTGTCGGCAATCGTCTGTGAGAAGAAAGGCTGGTCTGCAACCTTGCGAAGAAGGAACTCCGTCTTACTCTTAGGCATTCGTGCTTGCACTGCACGCTCATACGTAGCGTGGTACACCTCGCCTTGCAGGGCTTCCTTTGCAGCTTGCGACACCGTTCTGCCTTTCAGCTCCGACGGATGCTCGCGGAAATAGCGGCTGTAGTTCAGCATCTGATTATCCTTATACTCCTGTGGCATATTCTGCAACACCGACTGCGCCATCTTCTCCAGATTGAACGTGTCCTGACGCTTGGCTGCTCGTTTGATGTCGCGCAAAGTCTCGTCACCTCGTCGCAATGGCATACCATCGGGACCAAGAGGAGTGATAGATTTCTTCAACCTATCCCAGAAACTGCCACCTTCAGCACGTTCCATATCCTTGCGGTACGCCTCATCAGCCGCTCTGTCCTCGGCTTCGGCACGCTGCCACTCGTCTTCAATGGCCTTTCGCATAGGAGCCTCATAGTCCAGCTGCGCCTGTTTGCGAACGTCCTCGGGCTTGTTAGGGTCAAGTCCGTTCTCCTTCATACGGTTTTGGAATTGGTGGGCGAGACGTGCCGTTCTTGCCTCATACTCGGCTTGGTTGGCCTCTATAAGTGATGTAGTGAGCGTACCGTCGGGCAATACCCACTGGGTTTTCGCCTTGCCGTTCTCATACTTCACGCCGTATGGCTGAGGCGACTGCTCGCTCTGCACCGGCTTCTGCCGACTGCCGCCACGTGCGCCACTACTTGCTGGAGCCGGGGATGCGGTGTTGAAGCCGACGACATGAGTAGGAGTGCCAGCCATACGCGCTTGGAACTCTCCAAGTCTGCGTCGCTCGCGTCCTTTCTGTGTCAACGGCTCCATCATGCGACCAATCTTGGCATTGGTGTTGGCAATGCCCTGCTGCACCTGCTGCTTCATCTGGCCCATCTGCAAGCTCATGCGGATTTTGTCCTGCTCCGTCATAGGCGTGCCCTTCGGCTTCTGCTGCTTTGGCTGTTCCGGGGATGCCGAAACGGCTGAGGCTGGCCTCCGCTGTCCAGAAGATGGGGCTTTCCTCTTGGGTGCCGGTGCCGCCTTTGGTGCATACATACTCTCGAAGTCGGCCATGTTGCCCATGTCAAGCCCCATGCCCTTGGCCTTCTCGTAATACCACTTGCGGTCTTCACCGTTGGCAAGCGAAGACTTGAACTCTGCTTCACTGCCAATATTGTAGCCCTTGGCTTTCAGTTTGCCGTAGAGCCACTTGATGTCGTCATTATCGTTTACTTGTGCCATTATCTTCTTCTGCTTGGTGGTGTATTATCTTTATTGCCTCCGCGTCTTCTGCTTGGGGGCGTATTATCGGGAACTACGCGCTTGGCATAGCCACTTTTCTTCTTGTAGGTAGTAGTGGACTTGCCGTTGGTCTCGCTGTCAGTTGTGCTTGTAGAGGTGACATCGGTCTCCTCGAATGTGCCGTGCTGTTTGGCAAAAGCCTCCGCAGCTGCTGCCGTTCTGAACTTGTGTTCGCGTCCATTCTCGTCCCATGCACTGAACTCGTCGTTGTTGGAGCGGTCGTGCGCTCTTGCCGAAGCATAATGGTCTGTAGCCGCTGCCCGGCTTGATGCAGCCGACGCTCTCTGTGCCTCACCTCGTGCCTTTTCGGTATCAACCTTTGCCTTGTAGAGATCAGGAGCATTGTCCGCTTCTGCCTTGGCGGTAACAGCCTCCTGTTCGGCTTTAGTAGCCTTACCAGCTTGCTCACGCTGCTTGTCTGGCTGCAATGCCGCAAGCCATCCGTGCTCTTCTTGCTCACGTTGTGCCTTTTCACGTGCCAATTTTTGCTTTTCCTGCTCAGCTTCCATCTCTCGCAAGGTCTTGGCACGCTCATTCTGTGCGTCACCGATTTTGAGTGAATACTGGAGGTATTTGTCCGCGTTGGCTTGTCGTTCAGCTTTCAGCTTCTCCAGTTTCTCCTGCAATGGCGTGAGCTGGCTTGCCTCCTTGTGGTCATACATGTTAGGAGCACCGCGAGTAGTGAAGAAAAGGTTGCTCAACGCTTGCAGACCGTCGCTGACAGCTGAAACAATCTTCGCTGACTTCTCTCTGCGTTCTCTCTTCTTGCGTTCCTCCTCGGTTTCCGGCTTCACGCGGTTAGCGGCTTCCTGCAAGGCTGCTATCTGCTGGTCGTAGCCCATCGTGTCGTTGTGTGGCGACACACCGGCTGGCTTGTCGGCAGGTGGTGCCACATCTGTCTTTGGTGGTTCTTTCGACTCCGACGGCTCCGGTGCATTGCCTCCGCTGTTCTGCTCGGTCCATGCCTCCGTCCCTTTCGGTGCTGGCTCTGGCTGTGTAGGCTGCTCGGTCCATGCCTCCGTCCCTTTCGGTGCTGGCTCTGGCTGTGTAGGCTGCTCGGCCCAGTCAAGCGAACCTTTAGGTGGGGTATATCCACCATCATTGCCCTGCTCGTACTGTTCCTGCTGTTCTTCTGTCCAATTACTCATGTCGAATGTTTTTAGAAGGCTCCAGCAATCCCTGCACCTGCTTTGGCTACGCCCTGCACGGCTTGACTGATGGCTTGTGCCTTATTAATCTCCAAATTGTTCAACGCTTCGTTGATCTGCGAGTCGCGCTGCTGATAGGTTTGCTCAATCTGGTCTTTGCGGTTCTCCGCATTAACAGCTATCTGCGACGTTGCAGCAGCCAATGCTTGTGCGTTCGCGGCCTTGGCTGCTGCTGTGCTCTCGTCAGTACCACCCATCACGGCTTGGGCACCTGCCGCCTGTCGGTTGCGGTTCCTGATGCTCTCCTCCGTCTGGGTGAGTATGCGCTGAGCGTCCGCCCTCTGCGTCGCATCCTCGTTATAACGACGGTCATACCAGTTCTGGTTGGCCTCCTTCTGTGCTTGGAGGTTCTTCTTCACTCGTCTCATCGCCTTACTTGCGCTGATGCCGCCAAAGATGCTGCCGGCTGCTCCGAGTGCGCCTCCTGCTATGCTACCAATTAGTCCCATATCGTTTTATGTTTCAAAAGTTATAAATCGTGCGCTAAATTAGTAATGTATCTTTGCCCAGTACTTTTAACTTTTGCGCCAACGGCGCAACACAAAACATATCAATATGAAGGGAATGAAGACCGGTGGCCGGAAAAAGGGCACACCAAACAAGGAGAACCCGATTAAAGGGTTCATCAAAACACATTCCTTGGCATACTTCGAACCCAAGGAAATAGTTGGCGACGACGGTAAGAAGCGCACAATGTCAGACTTCGATTGCGACATGATGATGCTTGCGCCTGACGATCGCGTAAACGCAGAACTTCGCTTGCTGGAGTTCCACACGCCAAAGATGAAGGCTATCGACGTTGACATGAACGCACACGTCTGCGTACACACAATCGAAGACAAGCTGCGCGTCCTTTGTGGCGAGGAAGAAGATGATGACGACGAGGACGATTAAGCCAGTCTCTATTTCATCTACTTTTAGACCGACTCATTTTGTTTACTCATAGTTTTTTAGGCTTCGACCTGTCCGTGAGGATGGGTCGTTTTTGTTTTCATGCTCTTCAATAAAAACCCCTATGGGGTTATTTCAGAAACCCCTAAGGGGTTATTAAAACGCAAAACAAAAACCCCTATGGGGTTATTTATAAAACCCCTTACCCGTTTTTTTAACTGCATGAAAATCAACCGTAAATAAACCCCTCGACAACTACATAATTTTCCAAGTAATCAACGACTTAAAACAGAAAACTCCACTGAAACGAATTGTAAAGAACATGCTTAAACCCTAATGAACTATGACAAAAAGCGAAAAACACAAAATGCCGTTATCCGTTGATATTTAAGACGTTACAGCGAATAAAAACCCCTATGGGGTTATTTCAGAAACCCCTAAGGGGTTTTTCAAAAGAAGAAAACTCGACACAAATAATATCCCCTATGGGGTTTTCCTCGCGCGCGCGTATAGATATAACGAATGTTATATAAACATAAAGGATAAAGGAATATAGATATATATTATACTCCTTACGTCGTATAATACCACAACAACGACGACAAAAAGACTTCGAGTTTGAAGTTCTTTTTTTACTTTCTGAGATACTACAAAATGAAAATGTCCGACCTTGCAATTGCAAAGCCGGACAAAAAATTAAAAGCCCTTACCTTTGGTGCGTTCATACACCGCCTCACGTTCCGTGTCAACGTTTTTAATTCTGAATTGAACTGCACATCTTTCCGGGATGCTGTCCGGCAGCTTCGCCACCAGCCGTGATATTATCCCGTCAATGTTGCTGAAGCCGATGTCGCTCACCTCGGCCAGAACCTCACCACGGAAGTAGGCCCGGGCATATATCATGTACTTCGGTGCTATGCGGAACAAAGCGTCCTTCCGTTCGTCAACGTCTCGCGCCATTCCCTGCTTGCTCCTGCGTGTGCTGAAGAAGATGAAGTCAATCACTTTAGCGTTGAGTTCCCACGCCGGTGTAAAGTCCAACTTGATATAACCTCGTGTGATGGTGCGCCCATGAGAGTGGTTCATGGCAAATGCAACCTCGTCAATGGATGCTTTGCAGTCGTTCTGCGCCACTGTTCCCCATGTGTGCCGGAACGTGTATGCCTTGTACTGCTTCGCTTTCGGTATGCCCATACTCTCACAAACCATCTTGATGCCTTTGTTCACACAAGCACAGAAAGAGTCACTGTCACAAAACCTTTCATGGAAGTTGAAAAAGTACTTGTCGTTTGGATCGTGCGATTTGTACTTCTCCACCAATGGCTGGATAACCGGCTCCACGCGCATCTCGATATACGCATCATCCGTGCGTACCTTCTTCGTCTTCGCCCTGTTGTAGCATAATATTCCGTTGTGATAGCCGTCCCTTGGCATTTCGAACAGGTCAACCGTGTTGATACCTGCAAGGCAAAGTATCATCTTGGCCACGTCACGCCCAATCTCTGGCACCGGGTCAATGAACTTCGTTTCCGGCAATGGAGCGGCAAAGAACAGTCGGCATTCCTCCGGGCTGATGGCAATCTTTGTCGAGCGGTCCGCCTGTGGTATCTTCACCTTGCCCCAAGGGTTCGTCCTGATACGGATGATGCCGTTGTCGTAGTCGTTGTATTCCTTGATAGCAGCTCTGAACACTTGCCTTATGCACACAGGGTACATTTCCTTTGCCCTGTGCGTCTGCTCCAACGTAGCTATCCATCGGTTCACGAATGTCGATGTCAGCTGTCCGAACATAAGCCTGTTGGTACCTGCAAACCTCTCCATGTGCTGCAACGCCAGTTTGTAGTTCTTGGCATTCCGCACCTGTCCATTGTCAATCATACGGTCTATGTGAAGTGCAGCATAGTCAGAGAAGCACAAGTCCTCGTCCTCCTTCGTCACATACTCAATGATCTGCCTGACCGTCCACCTTGTGCAGTCCACCCTGTTAAGCAGCTCACTAAACCTCAATATGCGCCTTGCGCAATATTCCGTCACAAATGGGTCGGTAATATTCCCTTCTCGATCAAGCTGTTTCTTGGTAACAACCTTGTCTGTCTTGATGTAGCCGGGTTTGCGGTTCTGCATCACCCGGATGTACACTTGGTAGAAGCCGTCCTTTCGTGGCGTTCTTACCGTTGCTTTGAATAGAGCCATAATTTCAATTCTATTTTGTTGTTCATCAAAAATCGTTTGTAAGCACTTGTAAGCACGACCACCAAAGTTTGTGTCAGTTTTTGTAAGCAAAGCCTACAAATTCTGCATGATTAGTGTGCAGAACGTGCAGACCCACCAAAAACAATTTAGGCGGCAAGCCTCTTTATTATCAGAGACTTACCGCCTAACTCGTTAGTTACGAGGGCTTATCTTATTATTCCTCTACAGCAGCCTGCGCAGCTGATTTCACCCTCTCATTATGAGGGACTTTTGAAGAATTTGTAAGCGTCTCTATCAAAAGAGGTGAATTAACTAATCTTATCGTGCTAATCTCATTTGTTTGTGCGACTCTGACTCCGGCATCACAATGCCGTCCTGAGCCGTTATTTTGCCCCTCTGACGAACTTTGTGTGCTCGGATGAGGGTTTTGTTGTCTTGACGAAAACAGACGCTTAAAACGCCTTATTTGCGCTTCGCTTCAACAAGTAGGTCGTATAGTTCCACGGAACGTTCGGTGGCGAAATACTCTGCCCATTCCCGGAACGTGTGCGGTATCTCCAGCACTCCGTCGTCGTAGTCCATGCAGTCCCACCAGTCGGAAAGTTCCGCAAAGACTTCAGGAGGGTTGGTGCCCAATGCGTCCACTACTTCCGTCGGGTACTGCTCGATGAGCATCATCTGCCAATCCCCGAAATCTGTACCGGGGTTTTCATGCAGGATATTCCATGCAGCCTCTTTCAGTTCTGCATAGAAGTCTGAAGCCTCATCGAATTCCTCCTCTTGGTTTTCTTCTTCAACTTCATTGATGGCATTCATCAATATCTTCAGCTTCTTCAAATCTTTATCCATTTTATTTGTTTTCAAAACCTATTGTCTTTGAAAAATCTTCGTATGTTCCTACATCCCACCCTTCGTTACACGCAGCTTCATAAACCAATTTTACCTTTTTGGGATCATGAAGCTTATTGATATACACTTGATATGTGGGCATATCATTATAAGTTTCTTTTAATTTTTCATACAACCACTTTCTGTCCATGTCATTATGCAATATAGCCTGTACATGTTCGTATGTTGTATCAGTAAAACAGTCTTTGCAATATTGAAATTCGTCTTTGGCATATACACTTGCCGTATCTAAAAATTGCACGACATCACCAATCCGCCAGCAGTCTTTATTGATATGTAATCTATGCTGAGAGTCCATATAGAGATATTTTCCGACTGCATAATCTCCTTGCTTTCTGGCACAATTATCTCTACATGAAACGAGCGCAATAGCGAACAATGCAAGAGCCAAAGCTTTCTTCATACCTTGCCCTCCACCATCTTCTCGTAAACCTTAATCAGTCTCTCTTTTTCTGCAAGCAGAGCCTCAAGACTCTTTACTCGCTCAGACAAAACAACATCAGCACCAACTGTCACATTGCCAACAGAGTTGTGGCTACCAATTGCCACATTGCTGTCGGTCACATTGCCGTTCATGTTGGTATTCACGCCTTGCTGTTGTGGCGTTTCTTCTCCAGTGAGCAGCCATCTTGCATCAACATCTAACGCCAAGACAATTTTAGTAACCATTTCTACAGATGGTTTGCTTCGCCTCTTTGTCCCCAGATAGTTAGACAATCCGGTGGGAGGCAAACCAATTGTCTTTGCAAAGGCTGCTTTATTGCCGTTAAATCTTTGATTTACAAGCATTTCCATTCGGTCGTTAATCGTTTCCATACGCAACCCTATTCTTAAAATATCTTAATTTACAAATAATAGTTGCCCAATTGTATTGTTATATCAACCCAATTGTCTAACTTTGCAGCATAAAGTTATAAATAAATATCGAAATAATGACAGAAACATCTAAAAATCAGCGAAAAAAATCGCTCTTGGGCCAGTTGAACGCCCTTGAAGTCGGCGAAGAGTTGACAGTATCGGTTAGCCGTTCAAGCTACTTGAAGTCGATTTGCGTCAGCTTTGGACTCCAGTGGGACAAGAAGTTTACCACCACGACGAACCGCGAGCAACGCACAATCACAGCAACCCGAATTTCGTAACATTAAACCCACTCCATCATGAAAAAGTTAATCATCACATCAGCACTCCTTGTTGCAAGCCTCATCAGCTGCAACACCTCAACCCAATTGTCTAACGAAGAACTCGACCGTATTAGCTGGTCAGCCTTCTGCAAGGACTTCGGCTACAACGAAAAGGCCGATGCCAACAACGAGAAAGCCATCAACGATTATCTCGACGCTTGGCGCGGATCCGTTGCAGAAGAAGAGGCGTTCAACAAGTTGGGCATAAACCTCTACAACTAATGTCTAATAAGTTCTGCACCTCCTGCAAACAGTCCTTCAATGCTCTCAACGGCTGTTTCTGCATGTTCCTCAACCGTTACGTTGAGTACGCAAAGACACCACCATGTGCAACCACTAATAACAACAAAAAATGAATAAAGCATATTCTATCATCCGCGTTTGCATCCTACTTATCATCGGATGCGCAGGAACACTCTTCCTTTTCGGAGAGGAGCAAGACAACAGTTTCTTCGCGTACCTCTTCCACCTTATCCTCGACAAGGCCCTCGGTTTCCTGCTGCTTGCTCTCACCATCTTTCTCTTCAACAAGTGGCGCAAGCATGACTGGTTGCTTCAGTTCTTCGACAAGCTGTGCGATGAAGCCGACGAGACCCCAAACCCAATGAGCCGACAGGAGGGCGAACTATAATGGACTTCCTCAACTTCCCCGACAAGTGCGTACGCTACTCCACCTTCCTCAATGATGTGGCCGCAAAGGTGGTCCACATGATTAAGCAGGATGCCAACGACCCCGAGTTCATCAGCCAGAACAAAGCTTTTCAGATGTTCGGTCGTGGCAATGTGGAGCGGTGGCGCAAGCAGGGCAAAGTCCTTGCCTACAAGCGTCCGGGCAAAGTCGAATACCGTACAGCCGACCTGCGGCTATTGCAGAGGATACAACAAGACTACCTTGAAAAGTAGCCTCAACTGCCGCAGATAGAATGCTTAATCGGAAAGGGCATCCCGGCGCAACGGGAACCACAGAAGGCGTGTTACAGCCGAAGTACAAGGCTCAAATATGCTCACGGAGTGCATTAGTGCGGTTCGACTCCCACCTGCGGCTCACAGACAAACAAATAATATTCATCTTTTAATTTTTAACACTATGAGTAAGATAGGACTTACAGTTGAGCAAATCAACGCAATGGAACCTACTGTGATTGTTCGCAATGACAATGTACGCGACAAGTTCATCCAGATTTACGAGGCAATGTGGACACCATCCACCGGAACATCAGGCGAAGCAGCCTACGAGCGCGAGTCACGCAACTTCAACCGTCTGCTTTCTGAGAAAGAGGACATGCGCAAGACGTGCACAAAGTTCTCGCTCTTCACAGCTTTCCTCGACGTGGCAATTTCCGGACTCACCCTCGACCCCGGCACCAAGGCGCAAGCCTACCTCCTCGCTCGCTCCGTCGCCGTTGACAGCTACTATGACAACGGACAGAAGAAAAACAAGTACGAGACACACTGCATGCTCACCGTGTCCGGATATGGCGAGCTGGTGCTTCGTGCACGCTGCGGCCAGATACGCCACGCCGACAACCCGGTTATCGTGTACGAAGAGGACAGCTTCGAGTATGGCGAACGCGACGGACAAAAATTCGTCAACTACACATGCCGTCTTCCCCACACCACCGGTCGTATCGTTGCTTGCTTCATGAAGATCACACGCGCCGATGGTTCTATCGACTATGCAGTCATGTTGCCAGAAGACTGGATACGACTCTCCAGCTACTCCGCTCGTCAGAACGGCAAGTGGAACTATCAGACCAAGCAGTGGGAAAACGGTAAACCCAATGCGCTCTACGAAGCACAAGGCGGACAGATTGACCCCGGCTTCCTCGTTGCCAAGTGCATCAAGCACGCCTTCAAGACCTACCCGAAGGCACGTGTCGGTCGTGCTACGCAGTTGGAGTCACAGCAGGTTGACGAGACAGAAATCACTGACGACATCTACGGCGTTACCGGTGATGGCGAGAAGGTTGACACCTCCACTGGCGAGATTATCCAAGAGAAGCAGGACTTCGCACCTCAGACCGACACGTCTGCAGGAGTAACCGTTGATCCTGCCGCCAACGACGACGATGATACATTCTAACCCTATAATACTTACAACAATGAGCGAACAGACAACAGACCTCACCATCGTACGCAAAGAGAACGTACAGATGATAGCGCAATCCGCGCCACAGATATACAAGGACAACACAACCTCGTCCGAGCGTTGCACCGAGTACGGTCAGAAACTCCTTGCACAAATCAAGGCCAACGGCATGAACGACGAACTGGATATGCAGTGTGCCAACTACATCAACAAGGCTCGCAACACGGTGAAGAAGATGAACACCAACCGTTCAGCCATCACCAAGATATTCGACCAGATACGTTCCGAGTTCACCGGCATGGAAAATTCTGTCGATCCTAACAAGACCGGTTCTATCCCTTATCAAATCCAGCAGGAGCGCAATGCCTATGCAGCCCGAAAGCGTGAAGAGGAAGAACGCCGCCGCCGTGAAGAGATTATCCGTCAGCAGCGCGAACAGGCTCTCAGCCGCTACAAGCAGGACGTGGAGGACGACTTCAAGCGTCAGTTCAATGTATATACGACCAATGCCACAAACGAGCTGACAAAGCTCAACAGCGGTCTGACCCTCGAAAACTACGAAGCACAATGCAAGACTATCCGTGAATATCCCGTCACTCTTCCGGCTGACTATGGAAACACGCTGAACTCTACAGTCCTTATCCCGACTGAAATTGCCGACATGAGAGACCAGCTGCCGGGCATTCGTTCTTCCATCCTTTCCAAGCTCATGCAACAGTTCCGTGAGCAGTTTCAGTTCGAGGTAGCCGAATACCGTGACTCCATCATCGACATGCTGCCATCAAAGAAAGCAGAGCTGGAACGTATGCAGAAGGCTAACGAGGAAGAGAAGGCACGCATGGCTGCTGAACTGAAAGCACGTGAGCAAGCCGAAGCCGCACGTATCGAGGCAGAGCGCAAGCGCAAAGAGGAAGAGGAAGCAGCCAAGAAGAAGATGCAAGCCGAGGCTTCCGAGATTGGCAACCTGTTCGGTCAGCAAGCGGTTGTTTCTCCGGCTGGCTACCAACCTAAGACCTCTGTCAAGAAGCGCATACACTTCCACGACGCACAGGGCGTTCTCGCTGCTGTATCTATGTGGTGGTCCAAGGAGGGACAGTTTATGTCGGTCGAAGACCTCGCCAAGATATTCAAGAAGCAGATCACGTTCTGCGAGAAGGTGGCTAACGACAAGGACCACCCGGAGTTTATCAGTTCAACATCAGTTTCCTATGATGAGGAAGTAAAAGCTAAATAAACAGTTATGTACGAGAGTGGTTATTATCCTGCCGGTGCGGAGTCTGACCCACGCGCACCTTGGAATGAACGAGAGCCTACGATGGTCGAATGTGCTGCATGTGGCGGCAAGGGCTATCATTGGTACGCCTACGACTTTGAGGCAGACTACGAAACAGAATGTTCCGAAGAAACATGGAATATGCTTCCCGAAACGGAAGAAGAGGCTATTGCCCAGCACAAGTACTGTATCAAGGGCAAAAAGGAAACCTGCGAGGTGTGCGACGGTGAGGGCGAAGTTGAATATGAACCTGATTACGACGATTATGACGAAGATTAACAACCCGGACGAATACTATCAGAGAAGTGAGGTCAGCAATTCTGACCTCACCGAACTGAAGAACCTGCTGCACCCTCACATGCAGTTCGGTGACAAGGAGGCTGCTTTCCGCTTCGGGTCTATCGTCGATGCCATCATCACCGAACCCTCGCGTGTTGACTTCCTGCACATGACCATCGACGGCGAACAATGTTCAGAGGAGGAGTTCCTCCACGCTCGCGAAATGCAGCGTGCACTGCGTGCAGAAGCACGACGAGACCCATTTCTCGCTAAGGTGCTCGAACATGCCGATACACAACGCTTCATGGTCAACAAGCAGCAGGAGTTCAGCAATGGGGGATTTACCTTCCATCTGGACACACGCTGCAAATGGGACTGGTGGTTGCCAATGGCCAACTTCGGCGGCGATCTGAAAACGACATTCGCCTCAACACAAGCGGAGTTCGACAATGCTGTAGATTTCTTCGATTGGGACCGTAGCAGGGCATGGTACATGGACATCGCCCATTCCGACCGCGACTTCATCTACGCAATCAGCAAAAAGAACTGCAACATTTTCAAGAAGTTCATCAACCGTGGCGACGACATCTACAATCGCGGACGCGAGAAGTACGAAGAACTTGCCTTCCAATATTGGGCTTTCAACCTTATGTAACAGACAAAGTATGAAAAAGAAATTATCACAGACAGCACAAATCCAGCTGCTCAAACGCCTCAGACGTATGTGTCCGTTCGCTGTGTTCTCTGGCTCTTACGGATATACATGCGGTGGCATGGTTGGGGGGTACGTTCTTCTTCAGGCATGGCCGCTCGCTCAAAGGAAGCTCGCCATTGCATGCTCTCATGCGCCGATTTGCGCAAGCAAGCATACATACATGGCTACGACATAACGATATCAAAACACACAATCAATGCGTATGGCTGAAACTCTGAAACATAACCTTCGCGTCGAGCCTTACGACTATCAGAAGGAGGGCATACTTGCCGGGCTGCGCTGGCACCGATTTTTAATCGGCGATGAGCCGGGCTTGGGAAAGACGCTGCAAAGCATCGGTGTCGTTGACTGTGCCAATGCTTACCCTTGCCTTGTGGTCTGTCCGTCCTCGCTCAAAATCAACTGGCAGCGCGAGTTCGAGAAATTCACCAACAAGAAAGCCCTTGTGCTCGACAATTCCGTGCTTACCACATGGCCTTATCTTCTCCGGATGGGCATGCAGCAGGTGGCGGTCGTCAACTACGAGTCTCTGCGCAAATACTTCGTGTGGGACATCAAGGGAGGCTCACGTGGTGGGTTCCGGCTGAAAGATGTGGTTTTTACGCCCGACATCAAACTGTTTCGTTCTATCATAATTGACGAGAGCCACCGCGTGAAAGACCCATCAGCACAGCAGACCATCTTCGCGCGTGGCATTGCTGAGGGCAAGGAGTATCGCATATTGCTGTCTGGTACGCCAGTTGTCAATCGTCCTGCCGATCTCATAGCGCAGCTCTCCATAATGGGACGCTTGTCTGAGTTTGGCGGACGCGCCAAGTTCCTTGCCGAGTATGGCGGTGGCGAGATAAGCAAGGAGAGACGAGGTAAAGACGAAGACGACGCACCGCGCAACCTCGACCGGCTCTCTGCAGAACTCTATGCACGCTGCATGATCCGTCGCGAAAAGGCCAAAGTACTCACCCAACTACCAGACAAGACGCGCACCGACCTTATCGTTGACATCAGCAACCGCGACGAGTATATGCTTGCAGAAGCCGACCTTGCAGAATACCTGCGCACATATACCGAGTGCGACGACATCGACATACGACGCAAGATGCGCATGGAGGCTCTTGTTAAGTTCATGACGCTGCGCTCGCTCTCTGCCAAAGGCAAGGTGAAACAAGCCATCGACTTCACGCGCACATTCCTCGCCAACGGAAAGCCACTCATTCTCTTCTGCTCTCTGCATGAGATTGTGGACGAGATAAAAAAGGCGTTTCCAAAGGCTGTATCTGTTACCGGGCGCGACTCCATGATGATGAAACAAGCTGCCGTCGATGCGTTCCAGTCCGGGAAAGCACAGCTAATTGTCTGCTCCATAAAGGCAGCTGGTGTGGGTCTAACACTCACGGCATCGTCAAACGTGGCTTTCGTTGAGTTCCCATGGACTTATGCCGACTGCTGTCAATGCGAAGACCGCGCACACCGTATAGGACAAAAGGACAACGTGACGTGTTACTACCTCCTTGGCCGTGGAACCATCGACCGCACCCTCTATGCCATCATCCACAAGAAGAAGTCCATCGCCAACCAGATAATGGCTACCGACGACGACATTCCACAGGATGAAATGTACTTCGACCAGCTTACGTCACTCTTCCTTAATCCGGACGACGATGGCTGACCTATGTAAGACCGACCTGCAGCGCATTATCAAGTATCTCGATGATGCGGCCGCTCTCTACGATAAACAGCACGGTCTGCGCAATTCATGCCGTGCATGGTGTATTAGACAACTCACCCAAAAATTAAAAAAGAAAATAAAATGAGACAGGTTATAAGCCAAAATCTAACCGGGCGTTACGCCATCATCAAGATCTTCCCATTCATCCATGCGCTGAAGGTGGAGGTAAGCGAAAAATTCATCGACGAACAGAAGAATGAATTGACAGAGTGCCGGTGGCGACTCGCAACAGACAAAGACGTTCTCGACCTGCGCATACCTATGACAGGCGAAAACAATATAGCAAAAACATTATAAACTCAATTTTATCTATCATGACAAAGAATGAATTGGCACGTGAGGTATCAGTATCAGAGAAACTGCACCTCTCAACAACAGTGAAAGCCATCGACGGCACACTCAGAGTTATCAAGGAAGCACTCGCCAAGGGTGAAGTGGTTGTTATCCGTGGCTTCGGCACCTTCACCCCGGTTGAGGTAGCCGAGCGCACAGCACGCAACTTCAAGTCCGGCAAGCCTCTGGTTATCCCGGCCCACACGTCTGTCAAGCTCCGTGCAAGCAAGGAACTGGTAAAGGCGATCAACGAAGGAAAGGAGGCCACACTATGATGCTATATGAATGTGGTGTCCGTTACGAGCGGACTATGGCGAATGGAATGTCTAAGAAAGTCACAGAGTTGTACCTTGTCGATGCTTGCTCGTTTGCCGAAGCAGAGGGACGCATCACGAAGGAAATGGAGCCGTACATTTCGGGCGACTTCGATGTGGTCACTATCAAGCGCACCAACTACTCAGAGATTGTCGAGAATGGTGCTGACTCTGCCGACAAGTGGTTCAAGGCAAAGTTGATGTTCGTAACCTATGACGAGAAAACATCCAAGGAAAAGAAACAGGCGGTTTACTTCATTGTAAAGGCTTCCGACATCAACAATGCCCACACGGTGGTTGTTCAACACATGAAAACCTCATTCGTTGACTACGAGATTGCCACGCTTGACGAAACTAAAATAATGGACTTGTTCCGCTACATGGTTAATACTACAAGCAGTAATGGCTAAGTTTTCATCCTTTGCCTTCCAAGGCCGGAATAAGTACGGCAACAAGCGCGTAGGCTCCCACGCATCCAAGAAAGAGCACTACCGAGCTGGCGAACTACGCATGATGCAGCGTGCCGGACTTATCTCCGACCTTCGGGAGCAGGTATCATACCTGTTGATACCTGCACAATACGGCGAGTGTGGCAAAGATTTCAAAAATCGTCCTACACGTGTTCTTCTCGAACGCCCCTGCTCTTATGTAGCCGATTTCGTTTATACCGACAAGGCTACTGGGCAGACCGTCGTGGAAGACACAAAGGGAGTCAGAACAAAGGAGTATATCATCAAGCGGAAACTCATGCTGCATGTGCATGGCATCCGCATTAAAGAGGTTTGATTTATATGGCACGAGACAGTTTTATATTCTATCGCAGTTTCCTT